ATGAAATAACTGAAGAATTTAAAACTTTTTGGGAACCGTTATTTAGTGAAATGGGTATTGACAACCCATTATTTTATGCAAAACTTTGTTATTCAGGAAGCGAATTTATAGGGACAGATGGAGTAACTTCCCCTGTTTTTAGAGTGTACGCTGAACAGATTTCAAAGAACCAAGATGTTTATATCGAATTATATGATTGGGATGATTTACCATATAACAATGGTTATCGTACATTATATAAATTTGAGAATAATCCAAATTGGAGAGATCAAATATCTTATGTAGAGATAACTAAAAAAACAGATGGCACACTTCTTCCATATCCATCTTATGCTTTTAGATTATCAAGTTTAAAACTTGTGAATTCAACGCCTATTAAGTCGTTGTTTCCATTAAGTGAACCAGTTGAAGAAGTGAGTTCTTCTGAAAGTTTTAATGAACAGTTTGATATTGACGAACCTTTCATTGAAGAAAAAGAAGATTCTCATTATAGTAATATGACAATAAGAGACATATACTGTATTGTACACAATACACCTAAGTCTAATAAAGGATGGTTAAACAAATTAATTAATAGTAAATAAAATGGCAGAAGTTAAAAAAAGCGAACCAGCTCCTAGTGTGTCACCAGGACTAGTATTACCTACAGGGATAGTTAATGCTGTATCTAAAAATCCTAAAAGTTTATTGATATTTAGTAAACCTAAAGTGGGTAAAACAACATTACTTTCAAAACTTCCTAATTGTTTACTAATCGATTTAGAAAATGGTTCAGATTATACTGATGCATTGAAGATTAAAGCAAATTCTATACAAGAATTATTTAATATTGAGACTGCAATTGTAAATGCTGGTAAACCATATAAATATATTGCGTTAGATACTGTATCTGCATTAGAGGAAATGTGTATACCGTATGCAGAGTATTTATATTCTAAATCCCCTAGACATACCCACTGGGGCATACAATAGTGATGTTGTATGAAAAATCTCTTTAATTGCTGGAATAACTTAATCATATGGGAATTTTGTTATATGGGAATATATTATTAAATTGTAGTATAACCTAATAACTAAAAATATGGAAAGTCAATCAGCAGCCAAGCATTGTAAAAAATCATTAGTAGATGAAAAAATAATAGGTAAAACATTTAATATGATAGAAGTTTTAAGTTTTTCACATATTAAAAATCGTAGAAGATTTTATAATATTAAATGTTTAAATTGCAATAGTAATTCTTATATGAGAAGTGATAGATTTACAGGAACTCAAAAATTAAATACTTGTAAAAATTGTAGACAAAGCAATGCAATTTTAAAAAGCATAAATAGAGCAAAACCTGATACTGTATATAATGTATTATATTTGCAATCTGCAAATGGTGCAAAAAACAGAAATCTTGATTTTAAACTATCATTAGAAGAATTTAAAAAAATTATATCTGATAATTGTAATTATTGTGGAAAAGAACCTGTAATTTCAGGAATTTCAAAAAATTATAATAAAACAGATATTCCTGTTAAAAATAATGGTATAGATAGACTAGATAATAAACTAGGTTATACAACTAACAATTGTGTATCATGTTGTAAAATGTGTAATTTTATGAAAAAAAATTATACAATATCTGAATTTTTAAATCATATATCTACTATCTATAAATACAATGAAGGTTCAACGACTATCCCGCAAGGGAGTACACTATAAGCTAAGGATAGTGGAAACAGGAGAGTTCTTGAAAAAGAACGTGATATAGTCTAATCTATATAGAAATATATAGCAGTTCATGAGATGCGATCTCTGAGAACGTATGTAAAGGTTGCGTTTTACATAGAATATAAATGATGGGTGCCAATTGGTTTGCAGTAGGTAAACCTAAACATGGAAACATTTTGAACCTTGCAATGGGTGCAGGATATCCTTGGTTACGTCAAGCATTTGAAGATGTAGTAAAAAGATTTAAAGCAATTACACCTCACTTAATTTTAGTAGGTCACGTTAAAGATACCATGCTAGAGAAAAATGGTAACACATTTGAATCACTTGATATCAACTTAACAGGTAAGTTAAAGATTTTTACCACTTCCAAATCAGATGCAATTGGTTATCTTTACAGAAAAGGTGACAAAAATATCTTGAGTTTTAAAACACAAGATGAAGTTGTATGCGGTGCACGACCAGAACATTTAAGAAATAAGGAAATTATACTTTCTGAAATTGCTGAAGATGGTTCTTTTCAATCACACTGGGATCAAATATTTATAGATTAATAACAATTAAAAAAACAAAATTATGTCATTCGGATTAAACAACTTTACGCCTTCAGAAGGCAATTATGTATCAAAAATCTTATTACCAGGTACACACACATGTAGAATTATAGATTTAAGATTAGAAAAAACTCCTTACGATGCTGAACAATACAATTTGATTTTTGTATTGGAAGGTCCAGACTTAGGTGAGGATTTTAAAGGTGTCGATATTAACAAATTAGACCCTTCAAAAGGTACATATAAAGGACAAATTGCTTCTGTAAGAGCTAGTCAATATGCTTTTAAAGACTGGGAATATAAAGGTAAAACTATTAAGAGAGATGATTCCATCCAAAGTTTCTTGGGTGTATTCTTAACTCAAGTAGGATTGCTTAATAAGTTCCAAGAACTTGGTATTGAAGCTGATACAATTGACGAATTGGTAACAAACGTTAAAGCGTTTATTGCTAAACCTTCTTTAACATTTGCATTTACAATTGGTGCTCAAAGATATTATAAAGATGGATCTGAATATCCAAATTATTCTCTATTTTTACCAAAGAAATCTGAAGGAAAATATGCTTATGCAAAAGATGAAACAGATCCTAAATTGATTGAGTTCAATGAATCAGTTCATGTGTATGAGAAAAAAGCACCTGAAGTAACAGAAGAAGTAACAAGCTTTGCACCTGCTGCAAGTAATGTTTTTGCTGCTAGTGCTCCAGTTTTCCAAGATAATCTTAACGATTTGCAATTACCATAGTTAAATTTTTTATTTTTAAAGGTAAGGGTAGATGTAATGTCTACCCTTTTCTTTTAATATTAGTAGTATGTTTACATTAAATAATTTTATAGTCGATGTCAATAGTGTACCTGCTGATTGGATTTTTGAAAACTATCTAGATATTCCTGACAAGCTTATGGGTCAACGCATAAGAATGAAGAGTTTATTTAACTTAAAGGACAATGATCCATCAATGTATATTTATTATGATTCTAGAGAAGGAGTCTATAAGTATAAATGTTTTTCTACTGGTAAACAAGGAAGAGCTGTAAATTTAATGATGCATATATGGAATCTAGGATTTAAAGATGCTGCAGAAAAAATACTAACTGATTATGGTTTGTATTTAAAATCTGGAAAAACCTTAGAAAAAAAAGAATTCATTGATACAAAATGGATAATATCTGATTTTGAAGTTAGAAATTGGGTAAAAGCAGATGCAAATTACTGGTTACAGTTTAATATAGGTAGTGAATTATTACAAAAGTATAATGTAAAACCTTTGAGTAGTTATACCATGAGCAAGAGTATTAATGGTGTAAGTACAGAAGAAGAGTTTACTGTTTCACATGGTTCTATATATGCGTATATGGATAGTAATAATCAACCTTATAAGATTTACCAACCGCTTAAATCAAATAAAAAATTCTTAAAAATACTTGATCATACTCAAGGTTTTGACCAATTAGAAGGTAAAAAATATTTAATTATTACATCTTCTTTAAAAGATTGCATGTCTATAAAAAGCATTCCTTCGCTAGATGTAGATGTCATTGCACCACATAGTGAGAACTCTAAACTGTCACCAGAGTTTATTAAAACACTAAAAGATCAATACGATGCTGTTGTTACTTATATGGATAGTGACAAAGCAGGTATTGATAGTATGAATCATTATCTTAAAAACTATAATATACCGTTTTGCTATATACCTATTGAGAAAGATTTTAGTGATATAGTTAAACACCATGGTATTAGCAAGGCGGTTTATAGTTTTATACCCGTTTTAGATAAAGCTATTGCAAAGTATGTAGAATTGAATAAAAATTCTATAGATTTGTAAAAACTTTATTTATGGAAAATTGGATTTTACCTTCATACAATGACAAAGTAGTAACAAAATTAGAAGACATCCCTGATTATCAGAATGTTACAGGTTTTGTTTATAAGATTACTCATGTTAAAACTGGTAAGTTTTACATTGGTAAAAAGAGTTTGGAGTTTACTAGAAAAACAACAATAACTAAAAAAGAAAAAGCAGAAACAGGAACTCGAAGAAAAACTAAAAGAGTTTCTAGAGCTTCTGATTGGATGACTTATTGGGGAAGTTGTAAAGAGTTAACTGCAGAGATTAAAATAGAAGGTAAACATATGTATAAACGCGAGATTCTTGAATTGTGTTGTACTAAGAAATACTTAAACTATTGTGAGTTGGCATATCAAATTAAACATGATGTGTTGACTTCTAATAGTTATAATGGTAATATTCTTGGTAGATATTTTTTAAGAGATATGCAAAATTGTAAGTAAATGAAAGTATTTAAAATGCCAACGCAAGCAGAATTACTGCAAAAAGAAGAAGAGTTCTTCTCTAAAAACTTTATGATGTCTTATTCAGGTTTGAATAAGTTGTTATTTAGTCCAAAATTGTTTTACATGCACTATATATTAGGGCAGAAAGACGATACATCTGACAAAAACATGATTGAAGGTAAACTGATTCATTGTTTATTTTTAAATCCTGAAGATTTTGAAAAAGAATTTGTTCTTATGGCAACAGATATACCGAGTGATAATCCAAAAGAAGTATTACAAAGACTTTATTTTCATTATTCAGAACTAAAAGAATCAGGAGATCCTAGATATCTTCTTGAGCATTTTGAGTATGCAATACTTGATATTCTAAAAGATATGAATTTGTATCAATCTTTAAAAACAGATGCACAACGTATTGAAAAAATCATTACTGATAAACACAAGAGCTATTGGGAATATATGCAGAACTGTGAAGGTAAGATTAAGATTGACAAAGCAATGTATGACAATGCTTTAGATGTAGTAGACGTAATCAAAGCTTCTGATCAAGTTATGAAGCTTATGGGTTATGTTACAGAAAACATTACTGACAATGTTGAAGTGTTAAATGAAATAGAACTTGCTGCTTTCCCTAAAAATATTCCTTTTGGGTTAAGAGGTTTTATAGATAATCTTGTTATTGATCGCACAAACAAAGTGATTAGAGTAAACGATTTGAAAAAGACAAGTAAGGATATTAATTCATTTGTTGATTCTATTGAGTATTATAGATACTGGATACAAGCGTCTATTTATTATGCATTAGTAAAAAATGTATACTTTAGTAAACCAGAGTATGCTGACTATGGTTTTGAATTTAGATTCATTGTTATAGATTCTTATATGCAAGTAGGACCAATTAGAATATCTACTGACACATTAAAATTGTGGATTAAAGATACTAATGCTAAATTAAATGAAGCTGCTTATCATTTTGAAAACAGAAACTTTGATTTACCATTTTCATTTTTAATAGATAAAGAACTAATATTATGATAAAAGATATTTATCGCAAGTATTTTCAAAAGTCTTATAACTTTTTGTATCCTTTGTTGAATATAAAGAAGAGTTATAAGATAAAACCTAAGCAGACATATATTGTATGGGATGGCGTTTACGATAAAACTGCCAGAAAATTGATATGCGTCTATAAAAGAGATGTTAACGAAAAGTGGTTACAGTTTGAAAAAGAACAACTTATACCACATAAAATGTTAGAATCATCTTTTACGATTGATGACAAAACAATAATTTACATATTTAACTTTAATATTTACAAAGATGACTTTGATAATTTTATTAAAGGTAAGTATTCTCAATTGACAACATACGCTAAACAGGTGTTGGGTGACTATTATGGTATCCATACACCTGAGTGGGTGTTTATTGAGTCTTATTTGTTTCCAGAAGTATACTATGACAAGTATGCTGAAATTCTTGGAGTGGATGTAGAATTGTTGAAAGGTGTTGGCGAATTATGCGAATGCTACAATGAAGAAAAAGAAACGTGCGTGCTAAAACATTCACAAATACACACTGTTTAAAATAAAAATTATGCTAAAAACAATGATGGTGTATCACGCAGATTTTAATGGAGATGATACATTTAAATTATTACCTTTGACAGACGCTTGTCCGTACAATGAAATATTGTATGATCCAAGTACAAGTATTCTTGCTGTAATCAGTAAAGAGTATAAGGAAACTCCGCATATGTTTCCTAGAATGAAATCAATAATTGACTTATCAAAAAAATCAGAAGAGAGGTTGATGATGGATACGTATTATGAATACTACATTGAAAATGTTGAAGATATGAAATATCTTATTCATAATGTTGCTATAAATCCTTTTCATCCTTCATTGAATGTTTTAAATAATAAAGACTAACATGCTAAAAAGAGATCGTAAATTTTGGATAATGGATTATGAAACAATTGTTTTTTATAATTTATAGTTGCATAATACACTTTTATTTATTACATTGTTTATATAAACAATAAGTAATATGAAAAAATGTAACAAATGTAAAGAGTTAAAAACTTTAGATAATTTTTCTAAAGATTCATCTAGAAAAGATGGTTTAAAATATACTTGTAGAAATTGTGCTGATGCAATGCATGCAAATTGGATTATTAATAATAACAATAAAGTTAAAATGCATGCAAGCAACAGTTATCAAAAACGTAAAAATCTGATTAGTCAGAGAAGAAAGGAATTAAGACTATTAAATCCTGAAAAGTATAGATTAAATGCAAAAAAAACTAGAATGAAAAATTTAACTTATTATCAAAAAAAAAGTCGTGAAGCTGCATGGAAAAAAGCAGGAATTTTAGATATGACATATGATAAATATCTTGAATTATTGAAAAATCAAAACTATAAATGTGCTGTTTGTTTAACACATTCTGATGATTTAAAAAGAAATTTAGCAGTTGATCATAATCATTCCACAGGTGTAGTAAGAGGATTATTATGTGATGCTTGTAACAGAGCTATTGGATATTTAAAAGAATCAGAATCTATATTAGTTTCTGCTATAAATTATTTAAAAAAATATGACTAGAAAAAGAACATATTGGATTTACGACTACGAAACAATTGTCAATTGTTTTATTGCTGTCTTTAGAGCATACGATTCTGATGAAACCCGTGTTTTTGTTATTAATAGAGAAAGAAATGATATACTAAAATTATTAAACTTTTTTAATGATAACATAAAACATAATGATTGGCATTTAGGTTATAATAATTTAGCATTTGATGCTCAGATAACAGAGTTTATACTTGAGTTCAGACATGATTTGGTTGTTTTAGATGCAGATGAAATATCTGCGTCTATTGCACAATATGCTAGTTCTGTAATTAACAAAAGTATTAAAGGTGAGTGGTTGGATTATCCAGAGTTTAAACTATCTATTAAATGCATTGACATTTTTAAATTGAATCACTGGGATAATGCAGCAAAGAGAAGTTCTTTAAAATGGATACAGTTCTCTATGGACTGGTATAATGTTGAAGAGATGCCTCATCACCACACAGAACCTGTTTTAACAAACAAACAGTTAGAGTCTGTTGTTAATTATTGTATAAATGACGTAAAGTCTACCAAGCAGATATTCTTACAGCGTAACAGTAAAGGTGAAAGAGTTATGGCTGCTCAGATCAACTTGAGAGCTGAACTAAGTAAAACCTATGGTGTATCTTTATATTCTGCAAGTGAACCACGTATAAGCAAAGAAATATTTCTTTTCTTCTTATCTAACAAATTAGGTAAGAGTAAGAAGGAAATAAGAGACATGCGTACATATAGAAACTTTGTAAACATCAGAGATATTATTCTTCCTATGGTAGAATTTAATACTCCTGAGTTTAAAGGTGTACATAACTGGTTTAAAAATTTAGTAGTAGATACTAAATTGTATGATAATACAGATGACAAAATCAAAGGACCTAAGTATACAATGATGTACAAAGGTGTAAAAACTGATTTTGGTTTAGGTGGTTTACATGGATGTATAAAATCTGGTATATATAAATCAGGCAATGGTAAGATTATATTATCTGCTGACGTTACATCTTTTTATCCTAATCTTGCTATTAGAAATCAATGGGGACCAGCACAATTTCCTAAGAAGGATTTTTGTGAATTGTACGAGTGGTTTTTTGAAGAGAGAAAAAAGTATGACAAAAAGAATCCATTAAATTATTTATTTAAAATTATCCTGAATTCAACTTATGGTTTAAGTAAAGAAAGAAACTCTTTTCTATATGATCCTGAGTTGACATTTAGAATTACTGTTAATGGACAATTGCAATTATCAATGTTATATGAGATGATTGCTGCAAGAATCCCTGGTTCACAACCTCTTATGCAAAATACAGATGGTCTTGAGTTTTTAATTGATGATCATTACGAAGAGTTATTCTTTGATATTTGTAAAGAGTGGGAACTTATGACCAATTTACAATTGGAAACTGTAAAATATGATAAGATGATTATTGGCGATGTCAATAATTATATTGCTGTATATGATAACGGTGAAGTAAAATGTAAAGGTAGATTTGAATTTAAAGAATTACCCTATCATAAAAACAAATCCTTTTTGATAATACCCAAAGCATTGTATGCATACTTTATTGATAATATAGATCCAAAAGATTTTATAAAAGCAAATAGAGATATTTTTGATTATTGTGCTGGTGCAAAATTAAAAGGAGATTGGTTTTTTGAAAAAAGAGGTGTAGTAAATGGGGAGTATGAATCTGAAAGATTGCAGAAACTTGTTAGATACTATATTTCTAATGTAGGTGTAAAACTAATTAAATGTAATCCTGATGGTCGTGAGATACAACTAGAAAGTGGTAAACATCTTCAGACTATATTTAATAGATATGAAGAAAAACCATGGGATGAGTATGGTGTAGAAGATTCATATTATCTTGATAAGATATATGAAGAGATACACAAAATAGAAAGATTATCTACTGTACTTCCATCAGATGGAAGTTATGGACAACAACTAGAGTTATTTTAATTAAGGGAGTGTAACAGCTCCCTTTTAATTACATTATCATGAAAGACTACATAAAAGTAATTTATGCTCAAATCAAAATTAGATTTAGCAATTCAAAACTTGACAAAGCAGAGGTACTTAGAAGATACCTCAGACGATACAAATGTATTGACATCAGCAAAGAATGTTTAAATTCTAGAATAATGTTATGATATCTTTATATAAGTATTGTGATAAGTGTAAGACTCAAAAAAACTTTGATCCTCAAACACTTAAATGTAAAACGTGTAACACTAAAAACAAACCAATAAAATGATTATAGGTATTAATGGTAAAATTGGCAGCGGTAAAGATACTGTTGGCAAAATTATACAGTATTTACTGTGTTTTAATGTAGGTGATATTACAGCAATTGAAGCTGTAACAAATCCTGAACATGAATGGTGGTTAGAAGAACAAACAAGGTGGGAAATCAAAAAGTTTGCAGGGAAATTAAAAGAAACAGCTTCTCTTCTTACTGGTATTCCTGCATATAGTTTTGAAGATCAAGAGTTTAAAAAACTTAACATGAGTCTTGAATGGGGAATGACATACAGAGAGTTTCTCCAAAAACTTGGCACAGAAGCAATGCGTAATGGATTACATGAAAATGTATGGGTAAATGCTTTGTTTGCTGATTATAAACCACAAGATGCACCATACAAACATCTTGGTAGTTTACTTGAAGATAAACATCATGGACTATTAAATAATCCTAACTGGATTATTACAGATATGAGATTTCCTAATGAGATGGAAGCTGTTGTAGAAAGAAAAGGTATTACTATTAGAGTAGTAAGATACAAAGTTGGTGATAGAGTATACTGGACAGATCCTGAAGGTGTTAAATCAGGTGTGTATGAAATAACAGAAGCATATGAAGGTTTTTGTTGTATTCATAATAATGTTTTTGAAGCTGATGTTTTTTACAACGAGGTTAAAATTCATTCAGATGAACCGCATCCATCAGAAACAAGTTTAGATGATGCTAAATTTGACTATGAGATAGTAAATGTTAGATCTATGGATAGTCTTGTAGATAGGGTAAAAGAAATATTAACTAAAGAAAACATTATATGAGAGATGGAATCAAACTATTTATAACAGGTTTTGTACAAGTGTTCTTTGTAGCAGTTAATACATATTTTATTAGTAAAAAGTTTTATGGAGGAGTTTTCTTTTGTGGATTTATTATTTCTATTGTATGGAGTTGGAATGTAAAAAAGATTGCATTTGGAAGTTTTAAAGACAGAATGTTTTATGCATTTGGTGCAGGCGTAGGTAGTTTAATTGGATTAATAGTCAGTGCTTTAATACTATGAAGATTATAAAACAAAAAACAAAAACTTTAGTTACCAGAAATAATGGGAGGAGTAGTGATGCTATTTCTCCCAATTTTATTTATGGATGTTTAGGTGGTTGTATGAAATCATATTGTTATGTAGGAAGATTTAATAATGACAAGGTGTATGTTAATGAGAACATTCAAGATATACTAAAGTCTATTGACAAATGGTCAGAATCAAAACTTATGCCTAAAACACCTAATCAGGTTGATGAAAAATATTATTGTATTGATATAGGTTGTAGTACAGATGTACCATTACATAGTAAATATTATGACTGGCAGCAAGTATTTGATTTTTTCAATACTCATCCTAAATTAAAATCAACTTTTGCTACAAAATATCCTACTAGATTTCCAATAGACAAGTATAACTTGACACATGACAAACATAGAATAAGGGTAAGTCTTATGCCTCAGAAGTATGCAGATATTTTAGAACCAAATACTGATAGTATTGATGACAGAATAGCAATGATTCCTAAGTTACAAGAGAAGATGGAAGTGCATATTAACTTTAGTCCCATTATATATGAAGAAGGTTGGCTTGAAGAGTATGATATGTTATTTCAAAAACTTGCTTATTTAGGTATAAACCTTGCTTGTGAATGCATCTTTCTAACTTATAATAACACCTCATATAAAAATGCTAGTGATATTGTGAATTCTCTATGCTGGAAACCAGAAATACAAGAATCTAAAGACTCAGAATATGCACCTGATAACATTAGATATAAATATCAGTTAAAAGCACAGATGATTTCTGAATTTACTGCATTATATGCTAAGTACTTTAATTCTAAAAACATTAGGTATATATTCTAATAGAAAAACCCCCAGGAATGGGGGTCTTTCAACAGAAGAGAGAAGAAATCAACTAACCATAAAGAACAGTTGTTTTATTATGCATATAATATAATTCTTGAAGATCTTAAAACTGCGTTATTAGCAATATTTGAAGGAGTTACAGTTACTATTATGAAAAAATCACTAGAATGAGCAGAATCTGTTGAAACACTTGAAGAAATAGTAGGACTTGATAAAAAAGCAGGATCAAATTCATCATTTAAACTTTCTCCTGATGGATCAAATAAATTTATTTGGGTTGTTGTACTAGTTAATGTTCTTTTAATACAATAAAATTCACTACCATCTGAACCTACTGGAGGAGTTGTTGCAAGTAGAGTAGGTGTTCCTGTTAAATTAGCGACTCTATTAAAATAAATTTTATATACATTACTGTCTACACCTGCTGCAACAGACATTTTTATATGTAATTGTATACTTAATATACCTTCAATAGCACCTTTAAAAAAGTTATTACCATTTGTACCAGGAGCTAATCTTCTACTATGTAATACAGTTTGACTAGTAGTGCCTGTTATATTAGTACCTATTGATGTATTATCTATAAGTGTAAAACCTGCACCTGATACAGTTAAATCACCTGAACCTAATACAGAATTACCATTTATGGTTTTAATATTAGTACCACTTATAAGTAATGCTTGGTAGTTTCTAACTAACCATGATCTAAAGTTGATAAGCAACTGATCAAAATAACTTGGGGGAACTCCAAAATTTATCATTTTATTATATTTTAAAATAAGTTATATTCAACAATGAATCCGTATCCTGATGGATTGTTTGGTTGTACAAAATACTGACCACCTACACTAAATTTAGGAAACTGAACTAACAGAGTTCCATATAGACAAGGATTAACTATACTAGCGTTTATAGTCTGAACTCCTAAGTATCCATGAAGTTCAGGTTTTTTCCACCATCCTAATGCTTTGTCTTGTGTAGTAATTATATCATCTTTTTTAGAGATGATGCTGTCTTTAATTGCTATTATTGAGTATAACTCAATGTTTTGTTTTTTAAGTATCTCGTTTTTTTCTTGAGCAAGACTTAAAAGTTGTCTACAAACATCACCTCTTACAAGGTCTTTGACAACTTCTCTACCAACTCTTTCATCTAATACTATCTTTTTTATTGTATCTGTTTGTGAAATACTTTTGAAGCTCACTAACAGACATAGTATCAATAATCTTAATTGTGTCATGTTGTATCTGTATTAATATTTTTTCCTTTTTGATTATAGTGTTTTCGCTAACTTTTAAACTATCTAGTTTATTCCAGTGTAGTTCTTCTTTTTGCTCAAGCACTTCAATCTCTTTTTCAAGACGTTGTTTTTCTTTTTGTAAGTCACTATTCTTTCCTATTCCATAAACCAAGAACAGAATAAATAATACAATTAAGATGGTTCCTAACCATTGTTGTTTTATGAACTTACTTATATGGTACATAACTTGTTTTTCCACCTTGTTTAATTGCTTTCAAAACTTGCTTACGTTGTTTACCAGTTGATTCGTATGATACGTGAACCCAGTCAGGGTTGGAATCTGTACCAAATTCCCAAATGAGCTGATCAAAGTTTAAATGTTGCTTAATGAAATCAAAAACTTGCTTATTGGTAACACCACTTGCACTACCATCCATGTCGATATCAATTGCTTCACCAGAACAATGTTGTGATGTAAGTGATCCACCTATCTTCTTGTTTAAAGCAGCACTTCTATATCCACTAGATATATGAATAGGAACTTTGAAGTGTTCTCTAATAGGTTCAAATACTTTTTCAGCTAGTAACTTAAAGTTTTCTAAGTGTGCTGGAGTAGGCTCATTGCTTATTCCATTTCTTTTTGCTGAATCACTTCTTGTAACTTCAGCTAATGATAAATGTTTACTCAGTTGCATCTTGTTCTTTTTTTTGTTTGTTCATACTAAATACTTTACCTGCTGTAGCAATACCAAAACAGATCATTGTAAGAGTCATAAATCCATCAAAGATAAATTGTTTAATAACTAACTCTTTTCCATAGATACCTGTAATTACGTCTACAAGTAAAGTAAAAACCATTGCAAAAAATGAAATAACTCCAACAAATGCTTTCTCATCTATTGAATTATTATCACTTACTAATTCTCTAAAAAATCCCATAACTATTTCTTTTTAGTTGTTGTACGTTTAACTGGTTTTTTTGTTGCTGGTTTTCTTGTTTTTCTTACAGGTTTAGTTGCTTCTCTTTTTGTTTTTATAAAATCATATACTAGTGTACCTAATAGGATAAAAGATAATGATAATACTCCTATCATAAAATTTGAGAAAGTATACATTATAACTTTTGTTTCATTTGCTAGTTTTTCTCCTTCACTAGATTGTAAGTTAATTAGTAAATTTATATTGTCCATAATTGGTGTTATCTTTTTTTCTATAACACCTGATTTAATAATTGAAGTTACTTCTTCCGAGTTTTTATCATTTTCAACATCTTGTATAATATCATCAATAATAGCGTCAACATCTTTTGTATCTTCATTTATTTTATCAATAAGTTTTTGTTCTTCTGGTACCATTTCGGTAGCAAGATATGCAGACCAAACACTATCTCTTGATTTACGCCAATCTTTTATATAATCAATATTTTCTTTTAACTTGTCAACTGAAAATTCTTTATTTACAAAGTTTGCTTCTATTGGTGTACCATAATAATCAAAAGCTTTTGATAACCATGGTTGAGGTTTTAATCTATCTTCAACAATAGCTCTTGCATTTTCTGCTATTTTCTTTTCAATCCATTTACCATAGATTGCAACAGATAGCATTATACTTGTTAATATTATTAATGAAACATTTTTGTTCATTACTTGGTGGTTTTTCTTTGTACTGGTTTCTTTTTAACTACTTTTTTTGTTGGTGTAATTTTTCCTTTTTTTGCATTAGATATAAACTTTGCAGGATCATCAGAAAAACTAGTTGATATTTTTGTTATTCCTTTTAATATTTCAGGTGAATTTAATCCAACAAGTCCATATGTGACTGCCTTAATCATTGAATTAATTTCAAATTGTTCTAATATAAACCAAGAAATACTAGATGCAATCATTGCAGCAGATATGTTCTTGATTATTGTATTCATAGCATTCTGTTCTTCAGATACAGCTAATCTTGCTATCATTCCTGCAGCACCTATTAACGTAACAATCCATCCTCCTTTTAAAAATTTTGGAATAAATCCTTCTAGATTATCCATAGTATATATTAGTTAGGATTTTTTATATCATCAACATCTTGTGATATTTCTTTTGCTCTGTTAATTAGGTTTTTTAAAACTTTCCAAATGTTTATATTAAGTGCTGCTTCTATGTTTTCCTTTATTGACGTAAGCTCTACTAATACTAATAAAACACATGCCAGTTTAGTAGAAAAAAATGGAACTGAAACGACGTTTAAAAACAAATCATTTAGTAAAAATTTATCTACAGGATACAAGAATATAATTGCACCTTCGTACAATAACATTTTACTTATTATGTTTGATAATTTTCTACTACGAATGGATCCCCATCCATGTAATTTGAGAGATTTATAGATACCTGTGAAGGTGTCAAACATGATTGCTATTCCTACTGATAATACCAATCCTTGTATAGGAGCAAAAAATAGAATTAGTCCTGTGAAAATACTCATCAAGTACGTTTTCATAGTAAAAACATTAAAATATAAAAAATAATACGTATATGTGTTCTACCTTCCTCCTACTATAATATACTACTTTTTTATATTTATTTTAAATTTTTAATCCTTAATTATTGCCTATATGAAACTATTTACTAATCTTTGCGATTCCGCAATTTTTAAAATCAAAAACTATGAACACTGAACTTCTCGAAGATTTAAAACAAAGATTACAAGTTATTGACAATAAACTAAACACATTACTATTAAAAGGCGGTAATGATGAAAAACTTGTAACTAAAAAAAGAGACCTTTTAAAACAGATTATTGATTTAAAAAATGACAATAATGAAAAAGTATGATAAAAAAATGACTTTATTAAAGTCAAGATTGAATGATTTTTTTGAAATTCAAATTGAATCTAACATGCGACAAACTCCTTATGTCAATGCTCGTACTATTTATTTTATAATGTGTAAAAGAATAAGTACTACAATTACTCATGAAAGAATTGCAAAGAGTGTTAATAGAGATCATAGTACTGTTACACATGCTTTAAAAGGTTATGATGATAACTACAAATATAATCTTGGATTTAGAAAAGCATATGATTCATTTATTATGGAGAACGATGAATTCCTAAAAAATCTTCTTGAGCAAGATATAATCAGTGAATCTCAAAGATTAATAATGGAGCTTGGTCATTTAATGAGTAATTCTCTTCTAGATGAAAAGACAACCCATGAGTTATTTCATAAAATTAAAAGATTAAAAAATGAATACACACCTGTATTATGAAAGAGTTCTTTGACTTCTTAGAAAAATATGAAGTGACACCTAACGGTCATTACATTTTATATTGTATGGTAAATGATCAACCAATTGGTAAAATTAATTACTTACATGAGCAACATTGTTTGTCGTTATCAGAGTATCTTAGAGAAAACATCAGTGAAGACGGTTCTGTTTTTTATACACTAACGCAAAAAGCTATACACTTTGTACATGAATCAGAAGCGTACATATGTAATTTACCTACTATAAAAGCTATAAACAAAATAAGTTATAAAGATTGGGAAGAAAGAATAAAAGAATATAATGAAATGTTTCCAAAAGGAAAACGCAGAGGATCATCATTATCTTTTAGAACTAATCCCAAAGAATTATATGACAGGTTTAAATGGTTTTTTACAGAGTATCCAGAGTATGACTGGGAAATGGTAATGAATGTAACAAAAAAATATGTAGAAACATTTGAAACATCATGTGATTATACATATATGCAATCTTCAAAATACTTTATTAAAAAAGAAGATAGAAATAAAACAATTATATCTACACTTGCTACAATGTGTTATAACACTACAGAAGGTGATGATGAAGAAGTATCTACAGGAACATATTATTTTGGACCATAATGAAAACAATAATTCACGTTAATCAACACGTAATCAAATCTAACAGAAAGAATGGGGTTAATGATCCTGTATTAACTGTTAAGACGTACAAAAAGAACAACTATGCTCACGAAGTAGAGATAGAAGGTTCTAGTAAAGTGGTATATAGTCCAGACAAACCATTAAGCTGTGGAGCACATGTTTGGATTGAAGCACAAGGAAAAGTAACAATTATTAAATAAAAGAGGGAGCTTAATCGCTCCCTTCTTTATTCTCTATATGCTCTATTTTTAAATTCTCTAGTTTTTCTACCAATATTTAATGCACGTGACATATCTTCTAAAGAATCATAAAAAATTCCTGTAAATAAATCACAAGTAGGTGTTCCATTTTTTATTATTAAACATTCTATAGTTTTTTTACTATGAATTTTCTTTTTTCCAAACATAGGATTACGTACACCTTTCATTCTAATAGAAGATTCTGGACATGATTTTCCTTTATTCCAAGGAATATGACCTTTTTTAGAAATACTCATTTTTAATTTAGAATTTTCTGAATGATTATAACCACTCTTACCACCATTAAAATAATTTTTATTACATAAATTTGATAGTCCAATTTCTTGAATTAAAAATTCTTCAAGTTCTAAAGCATTTTCTTCTGATAAAAATTCTTGAACTTTTACAGAATAATAATCATGTTTTAAAACTGTATTTTTCCAATGTAAATTTCTACCAGATCTAGATAAATGTCTTCTATCTTTACCTTTTCCTACATAAAAAATTTGATGAGTATCTTTTTTTCTATGTAAATAAACATAATATTTATCTTTTTGATCCTTGTCCAACATATTTTTTTTGATAATTTTTACTAGATTTTAATTTACTAGTAGATTTTTTACTATGAATACCTGGTCTTTTTACTTTAGGTTTTGGAGTAAATGTACTTGATTGTGTTGATTTTAATTTTGCCATTAGTTTTTAAATTAAGTTATATATTTTACCAGAATAATAAAGTTCTCCACATCTCTTGACCTGAATGTCTCATTACATACAAGAATTTCAATCCATCTGCTGTATCTACTATTTCCATTCTATTACCTAAAATTGCGGTAGAATGTCCAAAAGGTATTGTTCCTGAATTAATAACTTCCCTTTTGCTTAAATCAAAATATGAGATTCTAGCTGACGCGTTAATATTTATATAAACTCTATCTACGCCATCATAAGCATACATAGTTCCCGTCGTTAGCGACTCTGTCTGAGGCGGTATAAAGTTTCCGTATTGCCAAGTATCGGTTGTTATATCGTATCTATCAAACTGAGTAGCTAAATTGGCTCCTCTAAAACTCCATAAATATCTGCCGTTAGAATTACCATACGCAAACACTAATCCCATGCCTGCGCCTCTAGGTGGAATCCCTAATATAGTATATTGGGTAGACGAATCCAATGTGGCAGTAGCAGCAAACGTTAAAGTATTTGCAGTATTTGAAGTTACCTGTAATTCTCCTGATTGCCCTGCTCCTCCTGTTATTCTAACTCTCTTACCTGCCCATTGATTTACTCTCCAGTTCTTTGTTGTATCTACAATAGTAGTTGTTGAACCTGAAGTGGCAATACCAAATGTTGCCATAATTTGATACCTTGTTGTAGAGTCAGGTGTGAATGTTTGAGTAGCATAAGTAAGGGTAGTATTTGTATTTGCTGTAATTGCAATTTCAGCTCCTAATCCTGTACCTGCTACAATTCTAACTCTATATCCTGTCCAACATCCCGGGTCCCAAGTTCTTGAAGAATCAATTAAGGTGGTAGTACTTCCTCCTGTTGCAGCACCTGCTGCACTTTGAGTGGCAATTGGAAACTGAACATCTCTACCTATTGCTTCAGCTTCACATATTAAATACCTAGAAGTCCCCGCTGATGCAGGAGAAGCAAGTGTATTTGATAAAGTAATTGTTGTTGCTGTATTAGACGCAATTCTTCTTACTGTTAATGCTCCCGTTGCTCCTGCTCCATATATTCCTATCGACTTTCCAACTAGTTCATTGACATCCCAATTAGCAGATGAGTCTACCACTAAAGATGTTGATTGAGCAAAAGTAAAAGCCATATTTGTTGTTGCGGTAGTTGCAATTTCAAAAGTTGTAGGGTTAGTTGCAGTTACTCCATCAACACCAATTATAGTTGAAGTTGTGTTATATGCAGCTTCTGTGCACCCTTTTATAGTCACAGAATCTCCAATTTTAAATGGATGAACTATCTGTGTAGTTACTAAACAAACAATGCCAACAGTTGAAATATTTACTGTTGCTAAAGTTCCTGTACCTCCTGTTGTTGCAGCTCCTACTGTAATACCATATCCTGCTCCGCATCGCATTAAAGATACAGATAGAATTTGCCCTGTTGAACTAATTGTTTCTACATACACTTTACCATTAGTACCACCTCCTCCGCTTACAGTTAATACATCGCCAATTCTATAATTTGAACCTGCTGCATTTATTACAACAGAAGTAATACCGCCTGTGCTTCTAACACCATTGGCAATACCAAATGGTAATGTCCCATTTCTTTGAGCAGTTGCGCTATTGGTTATTCCATAATCATAGATATTACCTTGACTCCATAAATCAGCTTCAACACTATATTTAAACATTGACGAGTTAGCATTTCCTGAAAAGAAAATTGTATCGGTATCTGAATATACAGAATATGTGGATGTTGCGTCAGGATTTGTTGTCCATTTTTTAGCTACTTCAAAGTAATTTGTTCCATTAGCAATAATTCGTTGTCTTTGCCCCATTCCTGTTCCACCTGTAATTCTAATTTGGTAGTTCACATAGTCATCAACAGTCATTGATTTTGAAGAATCAGTTATGGTCCTATTCGTGCCTGCTGTAGCTGTTCCTGTCACATAAGCCCCACCCAAAGCACCTGTTCTTTCTACTGTAAAATCAGTTGCAATAGCAGCTTGAAATAAAGTTGCATTAGCTGTCTTTATCATCCAAATATCATTAGCTACATCGTACATTTGCCAAGTAAAAAACGGGGCAGTTGTAGTAGATGACAACAACCAAATAGTTCCTGTCTGAATAATAAATCTTGAGGTGCTGTCTGTAGGAACAGTCAAAGCTGAGTCTAAATTTACATTTTGAGATGTAATGATAAAACTTGACTGAGAACCTGCTGTAGCTATAGGCGATGTTGAAAATCCAATATTATCAAATGGGTCATACGGTTGATAATTACCATCAGAAAACCAAAGTGTATCAACTGTGTTGTACAAAATAGTTCTTTGAAGTTGAACCCCTGTCGAAAAAGTTACTCTACAGTTATACCCAACCCATTGATTTGTTTTCCATTTTTTAGTTGTATCTGTTATAATAGCTGTGCTTGCTGAAGTAACTAATCCTGAATCATGGATTACTTCAGGGTCTACTGAAGATATTGTTCTTTCCTGCCCTGCTCCTGCTCCGTATCGAATAACAATATTATCTCCTGTGAGCATGCTACCTCCTCCAATATAAGGAATCTGTAACTTTGTAGAACTTACCTGAGATAACACTCTACCTCTATTTCCACTATACTTTGAATATCTTAAAGATAAAGCGGTAACAGGAGTTGTAATTGGAGATGCCAATTGCAAATATGTGTCTGTAATGGTGTCGTATCTGTAAAATAGAGTTCCAGCTAAGTAATACATGTATCTAGAATCTCCATCCTCTGATGTACACAAACCACTTGTTTGTGTAGTTCCAATCGGAGCAAATCTTGCCCATTCCCATACAGGTTGGTCTAATATTGGTTTTAAATTGTTTGTTAATGCCATTTTGTTTAGTATGTTAAGTTTTGTCTTATTCCGTTTGCGAACGTATTTCTAGCTTGGTCAATGATTGGGAAGTATGAAGGTATATTACTATATGTTTGTAAGTTTCCAACATTAGTTACAGTACTAAGAGCCCCATTACTAAGAGATTCTACAACTACTCTCTGTCTTTGTTGCACGTCTTGCGTTGCTATAGGCGTCAATAACTGAATCAATCTTCTTAATAACACTACACTTTCGTCTGTACTCGGTGTTCCATATAAATCTAAAAAGATTTGCAAGGAATCAGTATTAGACATTGTTGTTGTATCAAATGTCAATGTTAATACATTATTTACAATTGAGCCACCCTTTGCAGGGTCGGCAAAGTTATAGATAATAATGTTTTCAGTTACATTAGTGATAACCAATACTTGATTCAAAGATACAACATCTGTTGTATTGAATGTTATTTTCTGTGATGCAGAGTCAAATGTGTAATCTTGAAATAATACTTTCATATTTTTATCCTAAAGCGACTGCATATGCAATCATTAATGATTCTAAATTTACTCCATTCAAACTCATTGATGGAGCATCTATATTACCTGTAAATGTATCTCCTGCTCTATTTGCAGGTGTATATCCTAGCCATCCAGCAACTGTTTTATTAACCCATAATGTACCATTATATCCTAATAAATCTCCATTTATTGGGGTAGTAGTTATCAGGTCTACATCGTGAATTTCTTTTAATTCAAACCCGTTTTGCACTTTGACAAATATCTCGCCATTCCCTGCGCTTATCTTTGTAACTATTCCTATAAAAACTAAGTGAGCAGGTGCATAGGGTTTATTAACAAGACCGTAAATTAATGCGCCATTTACTCCTAACCATACAGGATCGCCCGCAGTTTGTCCTGCAGTATTTAATCCACTTAATAATCCTTCTGTTATAACAAATCCTGTTTGAGTTCCACCAGTAGTTGTAATGTTAGATTGCATAAGACCCATAGTCTTACTTGATGTTGCTTCAGAAGTATTACTTGCTCTACCAACAAGCATGTTTGTACCATCACTACTTGTTACATATACTGCAGTACCTTTAGTTATTGTACCAGATAAACCATTATTTTTTACAATGTGTTTTACTTGAGAAGTCCAATCAGCATAATTTTCCTGCCAAGTAGCATTGTAATCCGTTGCGTCTACTTTGGTAAGTATTTGACCTACTGTTCCACCTGGAGGTAATCCTCCTGCTGGTATAGATGGATAAACAATTTGTTTTAAATTACCTGAAGTGTCTCTAAGTAATATATAATCACTAGTTGTTCCTGTTGCAGGTGTTTGTGTTAATTTTAACTGACCTGATGTATAAACTTTTAATCCTTCATTAGAATATGTAGAACCTGTTTTTAATGAAAGTTCTCCTTTTGATCGTATTTCAAATCCCGCAAGATCATTATCAGAAATAAGAAATGAAGATTGCCCTAACGCAGGATTTCCTAATATAAAATCAATTTGAGATTGAGGTCTTTGTATTGATACTATAGAGTTTCCGTCAAGAAAGTTTCTATTAGATGAATTAATTATAGTTGCTCCACCACTAAATTCTATAATTTTAGAACTTCCAATTGCAGAACCTGTAGGAGTAAACTTTGCAAGTCTATTTACAATACCAAAACCTGTTATACCTGATGTACTTCCTGTTATAACAACATATGCTGAACCGTCCCAATAATATGCAATATCTGTATCAATTGCAATGTATATTGTATTTGTAACTCCTGTTGTAGGAAAAGATGCAAGATCTGGATATTCTAATACAGATTGCTGCGTAATATAATTAGCAGGGTTACTTAATAATGGATAATAATTATCACTTAGATATAAAAGTAAATCTGCTTGTGATAAAATATTACCAGATATGGTTCCCCACTGTGGATTAGTTATATATGATATACCATATCCTAATTTTTCAATTGCGCTGAGTACAGTATCACTAGGTGATATAACACCGTTAGTAGGATTGTAGCCATCTAGTGGTCTATCTAATACTACGTCTATTTCTGATGCACCATCATACAACTTTAACCATCCTGATTTAAGATAGAACTTTTTAAAACCTGTATCTACCCCGTTTGGAGTAGAGTACAAATTCGCAAGATGTAATGGTACAATAATTTTAGACATGATACACAGAATGTTACATTATAATATACAAATTATTGTTTAGATTGTAAAAACTCAAGTCTGTTTTCTGGGTTAACTAAATCTCTTAGGTTTCTATAACCTGTTAAGTCAATAAAGTCTTTAATTAATTTAGAGTCACCTTTTTCAAAACTTCCAGATTTTCTAGAATAATATGCATCTTTCCAGTTTTCTTGGTACCATTGTGAATCAAGATCCTCATCTGGTTCTGCACCACCATTAGCAAGTTGTACAGCAATTGTACCTTTAACATGTGATACAAGTTTTTGTCCTGCTAAAAGTTCACGTTGGAAAGGGATACCTGTTGTAAAGTTTTTAATATATTCTGTCTGACTTTCAGTTGCAAATGGACTCATAGAGTTAGTCTCACCTTTAACCTGCCATAATAATCTAAGCATATTATCTAATGCTACGTTTTTATATCTTGTAGCAAGTGATAACTCATCTTCATCAGGTTCATCTTCTTTTCGTTTTTTATACCATGCTAATGCTGACATTGATAGCATTGAAAGTATTACCATTGCCATAAAATCTCTACGCGTATGGTTTACTTTTGCAGTAAGAAATTTACCCATAGTGTTTGCATTAAATCTATTCAATGTTTTACCACCTACAAGAAGATGTTTTGCAACTTGTAATCCACCAAATTGTCTATACGCCAACAGTGTTGCTCTATAATAACCAATTCCAATTTCACCAGCTTCCCAGTTAGTTTTCATGTAACCAAATCTATTCATAAACAATGGTACAAGGTATTTTCTAAAGAACAATACCATTTTACCTAGTGCAGATGCTTCAGCTTTTACCTGATCAGATTTAGCATAGTTACCCTGTGCTCTACGCATCTCAGAGTAAATAATATTACGTAACATATTTTCATCATCAACAGTATATTCTACGTCATCTCTGATTACCAATTCGTTAGTATCAGGGTTTTTCATATAAGCTTCATGTGCTGATACATAAACATCATCACCGTTGTTGTCTTTTACATATACAGGTTGACCATCATCTGTAAACTTTTCAATCTGTCTGTATTTGTAACTGTTTAATACTGACCACATTACAGTCATACCAATAATAGTATCACCTTTATCTTGTAAAAAATAAGCTAACTCGTTTATGTTTGCCAACTTACCTAGTACTTTTCTAGATTTTTTACCTGACGTATCTCTTAGATACTTATCAAATTCTTTTTGTACAGGATTAAATAATCTATAGATCATAGTGCTGTCGCTTACATCACTGATATTACCTAAGTCTTTTAGATATTGTCCAACTGTTCCACTAAATCCCCACATCTTTCCATTTGCCCAGTGGTAATCTTTCTTACCATAGTGACCTGTTTGAAAATCACATGCTGCAATATACGATTGTATACTACCTGCAACTAAGTTTTTAGTTTGGTTAGTTACGTCAAAACCAATTCTAATGAAACTAGTATATGTAAAAAATGCTTTTAGTTTTTTTGTTATAGCACGTGATGCTGCGGATGGGTCTTCATATTGACCAGATACAAACTTGTTTCTTTCGTATTCAGCAAGTTTAATAATACCATCTAATTCTGATAATCGTTTTTCAAAATCTACAGCTTTGATAAGACTACCGTCTATATCTCTTACAACTCCTTTATCACTTCTTTTTACTTTCTCTGATAACTCAGCTGCTTTAGATTTTAACTCATCTATAAAAGCATCAACAACAGGAGCTGCTTCTTGCATTGCAATATTATAGTGTGCTTCTGCAACCCACTGCATTACAGAACTAATAGCGTCATCAGATTGTATAAGAGATTCAAATTGATTATTACCTCTTAGTCTAATACTGTTTTTTAAATCACCAAATAAGTTCTCATCAATATCTTGAGCACTACCATACGCTCTTACATTTTTATCTACAAAGATTTCTTTTTGTTTCTTTATGGCAGATATTAAACCTTCTGAATGTAACGACTGCACAAAACCAGAAACTGAACCAGGTACTACGTATCCTAATGTTCTACCATCTGTTTGTTTTTGCAATTCAAAAAACATAGAAGTTATCGCTGCATAAAACTCAAACAAGTCTTTGTCTTTATATAACTCCATATAACGTGGATTTATATTCTGAAATCCTGCGCCTGGTTTAGGAGCATACACGTTATCATCAACTTTGATAATGTTCTTAGGCATAGGTATACCATCAGGTGTTTCTAAATAGTTAGGATTGTAAACACCTTTTTCAAAATTCAATCTACCCTCATTTGTTAAACGAGTCATTGTATTTTTATCAGATAACAATTCTTCTTTTTGTTCATCTATAAGTTTGATACCGTCTACATAATAAGCGTCCTGTTTCATTCTACGTTTAGTATACTTAGGATGAGGAACAGTTTCTGTATATTGTTCTTTAACAGCTTCTGCAGGACCAGTCACGTAGTTAAATTCTTTAGGATCAGCATTTGATTTACCGTATCCTTTTGTTATAGACTTGTATTTATTCTTATGGTTTTTGTTATACCATTTTTTGTATTCACTTTCTTCCTTATCAAACTGCACTTCATATGCAGTAAGTAATTTTTTTACATTGTCCAACTCTTCACCAGTTACACCTTTTGCAATCAATGACGCATATTGTGCATCGTATTCGTTTACAAGTGCAAGTCTGTTACTAAGTTTTTCAAATCTCATATCCAATTCCTGGGTATAATATTTGTTTTTATCTTTTTGTTTTAAACGCTCTATCTTAAAGAATATATCATTTATAGCGTCAACAGAATCTTCATCTAATTTTGTTTTTTTTCTGCTGTTTTTATACTCTTCAATTTCTTTTTCAATCTGATCATACTTTCTAACGTCTTCATCAGACATATACTGAGGTCTTAATACTCCGTCAACATACTTATGCTTTCTTAATATTTTATTACGCTCATCAAGCATATCTTTATATACAGGATCTGATCCATAGTAAATAGAAAGTTCTTCGTATAAACCACTAAGCTCTTCATACCATTCTTTTTTTGCAATGGTAATCTCATTTTCCTCCATCCATCTTTGTAATTCTTCTGGATTATTCTGAAACTTAGATAATGCTATACTTTTTTGACGTTGGTAGTAATCATATCGTATGTCATATTCATAAAACTCATCCAGTCTACTAATGTATTCTGCGTATTTAGGATCTAATTCTTTTGCTTGTTCTCTGAGTCCTCTGATGTCATCCTCGATTTCACCTATTCTTGAAAAATCAAAATCTGTAGTTTCATCATCACCTTCAATTGCCTCATCATCATATGTACGAGTTTTTTTATCCTGCATAAATCTATATGTCTCAAGCTCTAAATATAAGTCTTGAAGCTTTTCTGCAATTTCTACAGGTAATTCTTTTTGTAAAGTATAAAACTCATCAATGTATGGCAAAGAAGAGTTCTCTATCATCCATTGATTGTGTGCTTTTATTTTACTTGCTCTATCATTTTGTGCATCTAGTATTTCTGTTGTTAATTCTTCAACACGTTTTTTAGATGCATCATCTCTTTTTAAGAATATGTTATTTCTTTCTGATTTTAATTGTCTAATTCTAAAATCAGCTTCTTTTAAGAATGCTTTATATGAGTTCCAAGTATCTTTATACTCTTGTGTATATGGTGCAACAATTGATAATACTTCTCGCTCCATCAACTCTTTAGTATTAGGATCACGATATTTAATAACAACTCTTTCTGTTATTGCTTTATTTATTTGCTCAAATGATCTACCAGAACGATATAATTTTTCACGAAGTGCATCAAAGTTAGAAGACGCAAAATCATTTTGTGCATTTCTTACAGCACCTGCTGCTGCATTCTTGAGAAACTGTGTAGCTCCTGACAATGCTAAGTCTTTATTTGCTACAGATGCAACCCAGTTGTTAGTAAGAGATCCAGATATAAGAGTAGAATAAGGTAATACTCTATCTGATCCTATATAAAAAGTACTATCAGGATTAGTTATATTATCTAAATATGCAAGTACTGCAGTGTCTGTATAATCAAACGTCCCTGCCATAAGAGATTTAAAAACTTTTATCATCCTTTCTTTCTCTTCTATAAGTGCAAGTTTAGGAGATGTAGGTGCTAGTTTTTCATCTAACTTTTGTTTATATGAACTACTTATTTTTTGAAGAACTTTACTTTTCATGGTTTGTAAAATAGTCAAACCTTTGTTAGAGTTTAAGTCTTCGATTTCTTTTTCTAATACTTCAATCTCTTTTGTTACAAGTTCCGCCATTTGCTCACTAATTCTATCAAACACTTTTTTACCTGGTGTCTTTAGAATTTTTGCAACAGCTTGCTGTCTGTATATTCTAGATTTAATATTACTAATATTTTCTTTGTATAATATTATATCTCCCAACATGTTTACAGCAGGACTTAATTCAGTGATTCCATTCTCTTCGTTATCTTTTGCTTCATTAATAACCCGCTGCATTACTTTAATAATATCACTTAAACCTTCAGAGGATTTATAAATTAAATCCATTCTCTTTAAATCATTTTTATTAAATGCTTCTTGATTATTATTAAACTTTTCTATAAGTTCTTCTGCTTTTTCATTTAAGAATGTTAATTCAGAATTTAAATAATCTAGAGTTGTTGCAGTGTTAATTGATTTATCAAAATCCTCATTGCTCATTTTTTCCAACAAGGTCTTGTAATTCATTAATGAATCACGTCTTTCAATTAATAGTTTTTTAATTGCAATGGTTTTTGCATTTTTAATTTTATTGTTTACCTCTATTAGTTCTTTATCTAATAAACGTTTAATGTTTTCACGCATTATAATGTAGTCTTCTTCTGAAGGTTGAAGAACTTCATTTAATAAACGCGTTGTTTTTATTTCTATTTCTTTTTTGTTTTTTGAAGTTGGTACATGCTTATCTACAAGAGCTACGATTTTATCAATTCTTGTATCTAACTGTCTTTTAGCAATGTAACTTACACCATTAGCATCTAACAACACATCATGATCTGCATACAAGTAGTAATTCTCTAATTCAAACTCATGTACAGTACTGCCTAAAAAGTTTTTATCTTCATCTGTTTCATATAATAAAGACAAAATAGTATGACCATTAACATCTAATCCAATTTGTCCTAGTATGTTTTTATATACATTAATCTGCATTGCCCACGTGTCATATGCACTTCGTGAACCAAACTCACCAGTAATAAATTTTGTTTGAGTACCTTCAGGTTGATCTTTAGTACTATATATAGATACTTTTTTTGATAACCCTGCAAGTGCTATAGATGCATTATCAACTTGCCAATCGTCACCTTCATCTAATAAACCTTGAACCTTTTTAGTTTTAAAATCGTAAATTTTTACATTACCTTGAGTATCAAGTAATAACATATCAATACGTCCTACTATAAGTGCTCCATTTTCATCAGAACCAATAACAGATATTTCTGGTAATATTAAATAACCCCGTTTTTTTAATGCATTAATTTGCTCTACTAGATCTTGTGCTATTAAAAATAACTTGTCATTATCTAATGACTTAATTTCAAAAGGTTCTTTTTCTTGAAATTGATTTAATTTCTCATTAAAATAATCACGGGTAAATACTTTTTTAAATGAGACATTTCCTTTTATCAAAGATGTACGTTGTACATCTTCTAATAAATCGTGAATAAATGTTCCAAATATTCTAAATGCTGCATACTCATTTGGATCTCCTTTAAATGTAGAGGTCCCTATAAAATTAGAAACACTGATTGTTTTAGGTGTAATAGGACTATTAAGTGCATCAATATGATTTTCTGTCATAGTGATGATCTTTTCTAATGCCGCCTTTTGTTTATTGTTAGCAAAATTTTCGTAGATATCTCCTAATTGTAAAAGCTGTTCAGAGTATTTTTGAATCTTAGAAGCTGCATTTAATCTAACAAACTCTTCATCTTTTTCAAGAGCTGTAATATTATTTAATATATTACGTGCCTCTTCAACTGTAGGAATTAGATCCTCAGTATTATTTTTAGTATTAAAAATACTATAGGCAACTAATGCATCTGAAAAAGATAATTTATTATTTGAACTTTTAAGACCATCAACAAATTCATCCCATTCTTTTCCTACTGGACATGATTTACTCATATTACAAGCATTTAATTTTTTCTAAAATTTCTTCATTTGTGTAACTAGTCCGCAAGTTATCAATTAATTTCTTAACTTCTTTAGTATAAGATTCTAAACTTACGTTTTTAGATTTACTACGACTGCTTCTGTATAAGTAATTTACGACTTCTGGAGTTAAATTCAAACTGTTTATGTCAGAATTTAAACCACTAACATCTTGTTTATTATTGTTGAATTTTTTAAACCCTTCTATATCTTCTTTAGTTCCTAATATATGAATTTGTTCTGATTCAAATACAGTTATTTCATTGTTTAAACTTTTGTCTATTAATTGTATAGATTCATTTGCTTCTTCATTATCATAATAAGTACCATCTGGTTTTTGTTGATTAGGAAATGAAGCCGCTGCATCAAAACCACTTTCTTTATGTTCTTCATCTGTTATATCAATACTTCTTATTAAATTTTTTATATTAAGTAAAGCAAAATAAACAGTATTTTTTGATTCATCTTTTTTATTAAGATTAACTCCTTGTTTAGCAAAATTTTCTGCAAGAGCTTTTCTTAAAGTCCAATGAGAGTATGCTTTATGAGTTTCTATTCCTTTTTCTGCTCCTCTATAAACAATATCTTTTACCTTACTATCTGGAAATATAGAATCAAGGTATGCAGAGTATTGTTCTGCTGTACCTATATTAGCTAACTCAGGATTAGAATCAAATAATTCTTGTATCCCAGGTTTTATTTCAACGGTTGGAGTTTTAATAACTTCTTTTTTTACCTGCAGATCATAATACATATCTACAAGTTTAGATGGAATATCAATAACTCTTTTAACAACATCATTCTCATTTTTAAATGATACTACATGATGCATAAACTGAGAATTAATATTTGCAGATAATATTTGAGCGTCTTGTAAAGACATAGATAAACCTGGTTGAGATTTTTGTTCAACCAAGTTTTCTACGTGCTGTTTAATTTTTATTTTGCAAGGCATAATTTTTTATTTATTGATTAACAATCAGTTGTATCAGGTATCTCAGGTAAATTATCTTGGTTTTTGTTTTTACGAAGATACTTACTTTTGAATATCATTCCTGTATCATCATCAAAATCAGCAGGTGTATCATCTAATTCTAATTCTAACTGTAATTGAGTTGGTTCTTTTTTAGAAGTATCCTCATATGATAAATCTGATTTTGTAACTTCCTCAACTTCAGCACTTTGTGTAGTGTCACGTTTTCCTTTATTCATACGCTCATCAAGTATATCAGCATGACTTCTGTAACCTTTTAAGAAATATCCAAGTTTAATGATCTCAGGTTTTTGACTTAACTTTTCTATTCTACTATTAATCCAGTCACGTCTTTCACTGTACTCTACACCTTGTGAATCTTCTTCTTGAGATAAATCATGAGCAACACCGTTCTTATCAATAAATTCATCTTGACCATCTAACCACTGCTCATATGCATTAACAGCTGCAGTAATTCCATTCATAGGAATCTGATCTTTTTTATTTGTACCTGTAAAAGGATTACCATAATGATGTTGTTCATCTAAACCTTTGAAGTGTTTTGCTTGTTTTTTAGATACACGCATTGTATATAAAGCAACACCTTCGTTATGAAGTTTTTGCAACTCATTTAATTTTTCTAATAGTTCAGCTTTATCATTAGTTGGATAAATAACGTTATACTGTAAAGCATCTTTATTCTGAGAAGTTTTATTAATGATTGCATCTAATGAATACCTAACTTCTTTTTTAGATTTTTTAGGTCCTGGAATGTTTAAGAATTGAGTAGGTTCACTTGCAGTTAAATCAGCATAACGTTTTAGTTGATCACTATTAAATGCTAATGCACTAATACTACTACCTATAGGTTTGTTAGGTAATCTTTTATACAAAGCTAAAGTACCTGTATTGTAAGTTGTAATAAACTCTTCTTTTGCAGATTCATATTTTTCAGAACTAAGTAGGTTAAAACCTAACGGTCTGTTTATATGAGTATCTGTACCTTTTAATACATAATAACTTTCTCCAATAATTATTGCACTTGGAAACACAAACATTTTAGTATTACTATCATATGCAATATCAAAAGATTTTGCAATGTCAATCATGTTGTTTTGTGTAATGTTTCCGTAAGACTTATTAGGAATATTAAAATTAAAAATTACATCCTCTGCTTTTTTATTTTGCTCAGTTTTATAATCAAATATGTCATCAGTAAGATAAAGCTCTTCTCCATCAAACTGTGCAACACCTGGTATAGGTAATATGTAATCTATTAATTCATCAACAGGATCTGCATCAGGATCATTTAAATCACTAGTATCTATCTTACTGAATCCATTTACTCTATCTACATTAATAGGTCTCTTAGAAGACGCAATGGTTCTAATTCTGTTATTATCAATTTCATCAGATGATTGGTATACTAAGTTATATAACATTGTTTCAAAGAATGTATATAGCTCCTCATCAGATGTATAGTTAAAATAACTTTTTAATTTAGAAATTAATTCAGATGGATTATTTATAGTTTTTAAAATATCTTCAAAATCATTTAAGTGTTTTGAGATTCCTAATTTAAAGTCAGGATTAAGATATGGCATGTATGAACCAGATTTTTGCATCAATCCTGTTCTTATAATTTCATGTATGAATAACCTTTTAAAGAACATAGGTTCTTGTTTAAATAAGTTATGTGCATCATTTTCTACATTTTCCAACAGTCTTCCTGTAAGTTTTGCTGTACCAAGTAATGTGATAATTTTTTCATTTACAAATTTATTATCTTCTTCATTTTCAGCTTTTATGATTGCTTCATTTGAAGTAGTAAATGTACGTAGTCTATTTAAGAATGCATTTTCAGGATGTTTTTCTTGCATCTCTGACAACTCACTTTCTAAATCATTATCAAACCAATAATCAGCATTAAACATTTCTAATATCATAGCTGTCTCTTCATCCTTCTTAGCTTTCTGCTCATCTGTAAGTTGAGAATAACTAGGATCATTTTGTGAAAATGCCTGCTTGTATTTGTTTAAAGCAATATAAGATGTGATTGTTTTTGCAAACAAGTCTTTACTTTTAAACAAGTTTTCAAATGTGTTTCTTATATGTTTAAAATGTTCAGATCTTTCAATGAACATGATTTGAGATTTTCTATCTATGTGTTGGAGTATTCTATCAATTACATTAAACACTTGATCATCTGAAAATATTTTATCTGCAATTTCACCAGGCACTAAAGAGTTACCATTTTTTAATTCTTTAACATCTTTAAGCATTTTGTCAAGGAATTCAAAATCAGGTCTTAGTCTTTTAAACATGTTAACAATATTACCAGCAGAAGTGATAGTACCATTTTGTTTTGCTTGCTCTTTATATAAATGAAGTAAGATAAGTTTTTGAGCTTTTTCAGAAAGTTGAACTTCTGTAGTAGCTTTTACAACCTCTTCATTTTCATCAATGCTTTCAAGCGTTTTGATAGCAGAAACTCTAATACCTAATTCGTCTAAGGTTAATGTGTTATCTAATAAAGATTCTTTATCTAACTTTTTTTGATTAAATGCGATAACAAGGTTTGGACCACCTAAACCTTCCATATTATTAATGTTACCTTTTTGAGATATCAAACCTGCATCTTTAAGTTCATTAATAATCTTGTAGTCTTTATCAACCTTTCTTTCATGTTGCAAATCTCTAATCATATTACCTAGTTCATTAACTAAATATTTTCTAGAGTTTTGTAATCCATCATTTACAGCATAAGTAGATTTTTGTACATTTTCAATTGCTGTTTTAATTTCAGGTATAAAGTTAAAAGCAATAGCAAGAGGAGTTTTAATTCCAACAGCAATCATTGCTAACGTAACAGGTGTATTAACTTCATTAAGATTTAATGCAGCAGGAATTGGTTCTTTTGCACCATCTGCAAACATACCTAAGATATTACCAATAATACCAATAATACGTTCATCATCAATATTAAAACCTCCAATGTCACCGTAAATATTGTATTCTCCAGTTTCACCAGAAACAAATCTAAATACAGGATCTTTAACAATTCTAAAAAGTTCGTCTCTATATTGACTTAAAAATGCAAGTGTTTTATTAATATTAGCAGTAGTACCAATACCAGCTTTACTTAATACGTTTTTCAATCGTGATGATACAACACCATCAATTGTAAACTGATCAATTTCTGCATTTTCAGCATCTAAGTCAATACCAAAATCTTTAAGTATTTTCAAAAATGCTTGTGTAGAAGAACGCTCGTTGATATATAAATTATTAAATACATACTCATTACTAAGTATATTAATCTTAGCATCAAGGTTTGCATTTTGATATTTATTTTTTACAATCAATTCTGCAATAGGATTCTTCTGAAAGTTAGTTATACTTGTTGGAAGTCTTTGTTCTTGCAATGTTTGCAAAATAGACTGCACCTTCATGTAAGCTGCAATGAATTTTAATTGATTTACTTTTTTAAAGTAATCTTTACTAATTTTTGCTAATTCATCTAGTCTAGCTTTGTCAACAGTTCTACCTAATACAGCATCAGTTTGTATAGAATTTTCAATCTTATCAACTAATCCTTTTTCTGCAAGTAACGTAGCAAGAACACTTGGTACTACATCATTTTTATAAACGTAAGCATCATCATTAGATATAGTCTTTGCTGTTTTTTTCAACATTTCAAGTTCAGCAATAACCTCATCAATATCTATAGTATCTAAGTTATTATTTTTAAATGTCTCAAATGCTTGATTTAAATCCTCAGTCTTAACGCCTGATAACTCTAATACTTTACGTACAAGGGGACTATCAATTATTTTAGAGCCAGTCTTAATGTTTTCTAAGTTACGTTTTATGATTGTAGTAAAGTCTTTATCTTTTGCAACATAGTTTAAATACTCAATAAACTTACCTTCTTTTTCATTATTATATCCTGAGTAGTCACCATATAAAAATTCTTTTCCATTAAAGTTTCTATAGAAACTGTACTGTTGTGTGTACAATGTATCAATATCCAAATCGGAACCCGCTAAAATGTGGACCAATTGTGGTACAATAATACCTGTCATGTTTGCAGAATCAATATAGTCAACTACTTTAAGTATAACCATAGATCGTTTATCCTCTGTAGGAATACGAGTAGCAAACATTTTTAAAATCTTCTCTTTGTATTTTTCTAATTTCTCAGGATTATTATACAAAGGTTTTGGTACAATACACTCAACAAAATATACAGTTTTACCATTTCGTTTTTCTATACTGATACCTAAAGGTCTTGATTTAACTTTACCATAAGCAGAAGGGTTTTTCTTGTAGTCTTCTGTAAATATAGTATTACCTTTACTATCAACAAGTATTTCATGACCATATGCAGTCATGTGAATAAACTTCTCACCTGTACCTTTCTCATCTGTAAACTTACTATATTGAGAGAAGAAGTAATATTTAAGCATATCACGTATCTCAGATAGGTTAGCATTGTGAATAGGTAATCCTGTTTGAGGATCTGTCTCAAATAATCTTAATTTATTACTACTTACATTTTGTTCTGCTAGATTTTTTCTAATCAAATCAAACATAAACCCAATGTTTAATCTTGCATCACCTTCATCTTTTAAGAAAAGTTGCATCAATGATTCATGCGATATAGCAACATCTTTTAAAGTACTATGATAATCAAACAACAAGTTGTTCATTTCATCTTTAATAGCATCCTGTTGTGCAGCAGTTAATGAAACACCTTTCTTTTTTATAATCTCAGTTACATCTGGTAAGTTAGCAGGTATTAACACCTTACTTTGTACAGAGTATTTTATAATAGTTTTGATTCCAGATGTCTCAACTTGCCAGAATTTAAATCTATTAGGAGCATCAATAGATGATCTTTGTAATTTTATATACCCGTTAGCATCTTTGTTATTTACATTTGTAGGTAAAAGTGTTGCAAGTTTTGATGATTCAGTATCCATCAACTGATCAATGTTGTGATACTCCATAGAGTTTAACATCTCATGTAGTTTTACTCTATGCGGTAATGGTTGATAGAACTTATGAATCTCTTTAAATATTGTTTTAATCTCAGCTTCAGTAGCATCATTTAATGAAAAATCATTCTGTTTGATACGTGCTTGATTCTCTATACGTAAATTATAAATTTTACTATACTGCTCATGTAAAAACTTATAAGCTGTTTTCTTATTAAGGTTTGCATACTGTGCATTCTCTGGAGAATCATTAAGAGGGATAGCAAACATGCTTACATCATTTCTATCAATGTACATTTCTGATAGTTTATGATATATACTTCTTGAAGCAGTAACTGTTTTTTTAGAATTTAAAACAACTTTGTTTTTCTTCAAGTAAGTTAATTCTGCTGCACTAAGTGGAGAATAATGTTTTTTGATAATCAAATCTTTAATTTTAGGATTCAATCTACCAATTGTTTCATACATATCCATGTGGTGCATTAAAACAGATACAGATTGACCATCAAAAAGTTTATGCATTGTGTCAGTTTCAACACCATTAAAGATAACTTTCTTACCATAATCACGAATAAGATGTTCTCTTATAGTTTGATTCTTTTTAATCTTTAAACGCGGATCATCTTCTACTTCTTCTAACGAAGCATATGGACCAAATCCTAAATACTCAGGATGAATATATCCAGATAACGTATCTATGTAAGCAACTTTGTGTGTACCCTTTTTCAAGTTACTGTTAGATGCAGCATTACGCTTTTGACGTTTGTTATAGTCAACAGCATTTTTAACACCTAGAGCAATGTCACCATCAAAAACTTCATTAACAAATAAACTATTAACCCAATAGTTATAAAATGCATCAGTAACAACATTCTTATAATCTGTTATTGATGATTTACCATACTCTTTTGCAATTTTTAATTTTTTATTATTACTTTCTTTAACAATCTTAGGTAATAATTTAGAAGTATACTTAGTAGTTGTAATAACTTTTCCTTCTTCATTTTGATTTTTTACAATTGAAGGAGTGATGATATCTTTTCTTACAAGATTTTTAAAGTGATCTTGTAATTTTTTATCTGAGTATTCTCTTAATGCTTGAATTAAACTTTGTAATGTTTGTTCAGGTAATGAATCAAAGTTCTTTTTAGATTTTGCATGACTTATTAATGCGTTTTTAAGTTCTGGATTATTATTAAACATTTGTGTAAAATAATTAAACTTAAATGCTCTTAATTCATCATCAGTAACATTAGCACTATTATCATCATTTAATACAGCATTATACTTATTCACTAACTTACGTTCGCCTGTTCTTTTATCAGCATCAAATGCTTTTTTAAGTTTTGTGACAGCTGTAGTTTCAGATTTAATTCTTTCAAATTCTTGTCTTACTTTTTGCAATAACATGTCAACGTGTTTTTCAACACCATTTTCATTTGTTACAAAGGTGCCATCTTTATTTACATAACTATCATATAAAGCAGGCATTAAGTAATTTGTGTTAGTAGCTTCAATAGTCGTAAACATTCTTGTAAATGTAACAATGTTTGTTATTTGACCATTTACTCTAGCACTATGTGTGTTTCTTTTTAAGAACCCTAACATGTATAAAACATACTGAGACGCATCATCAATATTTTTAAATACATTACCGTCTTTTTTACCATCGTCAACTGATTGGTTTACACCACCATAAAGGGATACTGTAAAGTTTTTATAAAACAATCTTAGTCTACGTGCTTCTTCAGTGTCTTCATTATTCATAAGAGGTTTGAAGAAAGGATTAGCACTGTAAAAATCTTTTGAGTTTTCAAAGAACTCATCATTTTGTAAAGACTTTACAACACCAAATTTTCTAACATCTTCTGCTATATGTAAAACAGGAGTGTAAGGTAAGTATCTATAAACAGGTTTACCTTCAGCATTTCTATATACACTTGGTAATTCAGTAGGGTCGTATGTAGTTAAATAAGAAGCTGCGTTTCTTATAATAAGACTTAAACGAGAAAACTCTCCATTATTATCATCTAACTCAGCAGATAATTCTGAACTAGTTATTTCTTTTGCATAAAGTTTATTAATAAGTAATTGCAAATCTTTAAAAAAGTCTAGTTCTAAATATTTGTTCTCAAGTATAAAATGCTCATTGTTTAAATAGTGTTTGTAAAAATCCCCATTAGTGTTTAACATAGGAAGATTCTTATTAGCTTGAATATCAATAGCTAACAATGACAATCTTATTAATGATTTAGAAAAGTCCATTCCTATTTCTTGAAAAGCATCTGATAATTCTTTTGAGTACTTTTCAATTTTAACAGACTCATCTACAGCAGAACTGAATAATGATTTATTATCTTTATGTGCAATAATACCTATGTATTTATTAATTTTCTTTAATGCATTAATGTACTCAGGTGTATTTTTATTTTTACTGTAGGTTGCTGTAATGTTTTTAATAATTTTATTTTTTGTTGCGTTTACATCTGTAAATAAAATTTTATCTCTAACATCAAAGTCAACCATTGAACTTTTTTTCTTTTGTACATAACTAGAGTCATCTACAATATCATCATCCATACTAGGTGTGAATGTTCTAAATCTAGGTTCAATTACTATATAATCTACTGCTGCTTTTTTAACAGTATCTAAAAAGATATTATAAAAACGAGAATTGCTAACTTTTATAGTACCATTTTCGTCAGTTACAATTTGAGATTTTTCTTTTATGTATTCGTATACTTTAAGTAAATCATTTGCAGCATCATAATTCTTTTTCAAGTTATCATCAAGCAACATGTTTGATACCACTTTTATATTTTCAAGTATATTATCATAGTCAACATTTGAAGATATTTTTAACAATACTCCAAATGTTTCATATGCGTCTACATACTTAGGTATTTTAATACCAAGTTCAGGATGTACAATCTCATACTTTAAGATTGACATCATTTCTCTTAACTCTTTTGGTAATGATTGGATACCACCTTTCTCAGCAAGTGATTTATCTTCGTAAGGATTACTTACTGCATCATCTTGTTCATCTTCATGTTCGTTTTGAGGATTCTCATAAAGATTTTTTTCTGATTCTTTTAATAAGTTTAATTCTTTTTCTTCATTGTCATCTAAATCTTCTTCGTAGTTAAGAATGTTTTTAACGTGATCATACTTTTCTTTAACAGCTTTTTTAAGTTGCTCATATGACTCAGAACCATTAGTGTTATCTTTTACAGCTTCATTTGCATTTCTTCTGTATTTGTTTTTGTATATCTTTTTATCTAATCCAGGATTGGTTGTATCATTTAAATCATAAACAACGACACCACGCATTCTAGCACCAAGTATGAATCTGTATTGAGAAAATTTATTATAAAATAATTTTTTAAGTAACGCTTGTTTTTCCGTATCATCTTCTGAAATTTGTGCTTTTAGTAAATCATAGTTCCATGTATTCTCTAATAAAGAAATTGTTGCCTCGTTAAATTTATCTTCAAACGAAGCATCTTCATTTGCAATATCTATCTTAAATAATTGTTCTACAACAGAGTCTATTAATTCATTGTTTTGTAAACTTTCTAATTGAGTAGCTACTTGTTTTACATTACCTGTTCTTTGATCAACAGTGTTTTTTAATAACCCTGTAATGTTATCAAATGCAATCTCGTTGTTAAAAAGGTTCTCTTCTTTAACAGCGGCACGCATCTCACCCTTTCTAATTTTTTCATATGCTAAATCAATATCATTTGAGTGTCTTTTAAAGAATGCAATTATTCTTTTTAGGAACTCAAAGAATTGTTGTAGCATCGTTTTAGGTGCTTGTTTTTTATTCATGTATGCTTGGAAACCATCTGCTAATACTTCTTCAGCAATAAGGTCTATGAGTTTACTTTTCTCATATGTATAGTTTCTGTCTTCTGCAAAGTTTGTAATCGCAGCATCTGTAAATAAAGCTGCGTATTTTTTATTATTAATTACAGAATCTAACAACGCTCTTCGTTGTGGACCATCCATGATAAATCTAAATACACCGTGGAATGCTTCGTGGTACAATACACCTTTTACTCTCATGTTAGAGTCTAGATATATTACACGATTTTTTACAGCACCTAATACAGAACCTTCTAACTTAGTTAGTTCTATTATATCTTTAATACCATCTAAGGAATACTCAACACCTAGTTCAGTAGCATATGTATCAGCAAGCCACTTATCTTCTGTAAGTATTTCTTGTTCAGTTGCAAGTTGTCGCTCACCTTGTTCTAATACAGAAAACGGTGCCTCATCATCAAAGTTTTCTGGTTCTTCCGCTTCTTCAATTACTACACTTGTTTCAGGAGCTTCTAAAGTGGGTTCATTATTTCTTTCTGTTACAGTAGTTTCTAAAATTGTTTTATCAACTTTTGTATTTATTTTATTTCTTACAGGTTTAGAAACTGTTACAACAGAACTTGTTGGTGCAACGTTACCTGCTTTTTTAGGTGTAATAATTAATTTTTTAGTAGTAGAGTTAACAAGACCGTAGTTGTTAAATGACACTGTTAGATCTTCATTTACTTCATTTACTGACAGTTCACCAAATTTTACAAACGGTGTTTTAAATTGATCATCATAGTGATTGAAAAATAAATTATCTAAACTTCCAAAGTCTTCATTAACTTGTTTTATAAACTCACCATATTCCTCATTGTTTTTAGGATTGTTAATAACATCAATTACATTTGTTTTGATAAGGTTATTAAATTGAATCTTTGCTTTTTCAATGTTATCAAACATCTCTTTGATAATAGGATCTTTACCAGCAAGAGCATTGTTAAAGATTTTATCTACAACTACAGGTACATTTTTAAAATTAACGTTATTGTCTTCATCATATAGTTGAACATCTTTTAAAAAAGAAAACTGTTGTTGTAAGTAAGCATACTCACGTGATGAAGGTAAGAATGATTTTAGTAACTCTCTTATACTTTTGTTAGGGATCTTAAAGTAAAAATCATTTTTCTTTAAGTCCGCAAAATCTTTTGAGTTTTTAAACGTACCAATTTTAATTTGAAGTTGATCACTAAGACTTACTGTAAAATCAAGAGCCAATGATGACTCTGCATTTTTATTTTTAATAGGTCTTATTGTATATTTTTCGTAAAATGATTCAAAGTTTTTTTGTACATCCCCTGTTAAATACAGATTCAAATCAGCAACAAACTTTGAAAACAAAACTTCATTATCAATATGTTCTCTATACTTACCAATTCTATATGTATACTTACCTTCTTTGTTCTTAATTAAGAATATTGAGTTAGCATATTTTTGATTTTTACTATCTAATAAACTACTTACAAAATCACCGTCTAATCCAAGTTTTTCTAAGTAATCTATTAGATCTAATTCTTCATCATTATAAACAATTTTTTGATTCTTTTTTAAAAAGTTTACAGGTTTATAATCAACAGCATTTGAAAAAGGTTTAACAAATAGAAAAGGAATCTTTATTGATTCTTCAGATACAACATTTCCTTTTTCGTCATATGTTTTTACTTGTACATCATGAAACGCATTTGAATTATTTTTTAATGCTTCATTAAGAGGTTCAAATTTTTTAATTTTAAAATCTTTTTCAAAACTGTAACTTTTAAAAAACTCTTTTGTTACATCAAGTACATTTGTTTTGGCGTTACCATTTAGTTTTTTAACAATCTGATTTTTTAATACGTTAAAGTTTTCAGCATGCTTTTTTAAAGTTAGTAAATGATGTTCTGTAAGATCTTTTATTTTACCGTTTTCATTTCTAAATACAGCAAGATCTTGAATAGTTTGTAAATCATCTACACTTGTAAAATCAAGTTTACTGGTAGTGTTGTCACCTCTTAAAACAGCAAAGTTATTTAAACCGTATATATAAAAATTATATGTTGAACCATCTGCTTTAACAATTTCAGCAACAAGAGTAAACACTTCTTCAGATTTTTTCTCACGTGTAATTGCTATTACAGCGTTATCTGCATTTTCTTTTAAGTATTCTACTTGAGCTTCTGACTCAAAAGTTTCATGATTTCTATTTTCTAATCCTTCTATTCTTTGAATCTCTGCTACTCGATTATCAGCAAAGTCATCAATCTTTACAGCATAAATTTTTACTTCATTTTCAGGATTAACAATATCTGCAAAAGCATTAACAGTATCATCAAATGATTCAGTTGTGCTATAGGGTTTGATTCTTAAACCAGAAACTAAATCATTATTATAAAAAGTATGTGATATCTTATCATCATTTCTTTCAGACTCTCTTTGGTATAATGCAAGTTTTTGAGCTACTATATCTGCTTCATCAATTGGTAAACCTGTAAGTTTATTTGTCATAAACCCCTGGTCATCTTTTACTGCCTCAACAACTTCTCTACTTTGTAATGTAACAATATATGTATCTAAATCTACATTGTCATCTTTGATATCTTGTAGAGATTTAAAGATGTTTACGTTATATAATTCATTACTTAATTCTTCAAACGAATCTTCTAGATATAAACTAAACGGTGATACATCTTTTATCTTATTTAAGTATGTAAACACCTCTTGAATCTTTTGTTTCTTTTCATCAGGAGAAACAAACTTGTAGTTATTAAAAAAATCTCTTATAGGTTTTAATACATTGTTTGCATAAAACGATTTTGGTTCATTAGATAAATCAGAATTTAAAACATCATCTAAGTCATCAATTAGTTTTTGATATGTGTTAACTATTTTTTTAGAAGGTTTTAAAATAGATGTTGCAGCTTGTACGTGTGCAGGTATGTCAATGAGTAATTCACTAAGACCTGCTACTTCCGCAGCTTTACCTGATTCAAAAGAGGGATTGTATTCAGCGAGTGCTATAAATATATTTGATATAACATGTAATGATACAGACTTGTTTTCATTGTCAATTGGAGCATCCAATATAAACTCAGCAACCCTGTCAAAGTTTTTATATTTAACAGGGTCTAGTTTTAATAAGTCTTTTATGATTTCTTTATTGTGTTCAACTGAAGAATTACAATTCATGGTATGTTGTTTTTAACATTGAAGTTTGTTAATTATAAGTTTTGCATAGACACTTTCTACGCTAACTTCCTCATTAACAAAGTTAACATTTTTTTCCGAATTCTGAATAGAAGTTTTAGATTTATTCATGCCTTGCACCCACACATATTTCTTATTACCTTTTGACCAGGCAACTCTTTCACCATTATCTAAAGTAATACTGTAAGTATCTTTTTTTGTAGGATTAATTTTTATATCTGATATTACACCTTTAGTAATACCTTTAGTTTTATCTTTACCTCTATTCATAGGTATTTCAGCAGTAATCTCTGTACCCATTAATGCTTGAATATCTGCGGGTAATGCTTCAGCAGGTGCTAAAGGTACATCTTCAATTGCACTTACTAAGTCACCTAATAATACATCACTGATTTCTTTAATGTCTTCTAAGTCAATAGACATGTTCATCAATTCTTTTTTATCAGGGAAGTTATTTGTAACAACTACTTCAGGTTCAGAAACAACTTCAGGTGCATCCTCTAATTCAATTCCTTCGTTAGATTTTAAAATATGTTTTTTAATAACAGCATCAATGAATTTTGAATTTTTAGGATCACTTGCAAATGTTAAATATGTTTTACCTTTTTTAGAAGCTTGTACATCTATTTCAGATACAATATTATTAATAACATCTTGCATGTTATCAATTGGTTTATTTGTAAAATTGTGCAAACGATTTGTAACAACAAATACTTTTTTAGATGCAATGTATTCTGATTCATCAATCTCACCATCTTCAAACATTTGGTCTAACATCTCTTCGTTAAACTCTTCTTCTTCCTCTTCGTAACTTTGTACATCTTCAGTACCAGCTTTTTTATTACTTTTAGGTTTTGCTTCTGGTGCTTCTTCTTCTTTTTTAGATTTACCTCTAGGTTTCATATAACCTGTAAAGCTATCTACATCATCACCACCATCATAAATTTCACTTTCGTCATCTTCTTGTTCATCTTCTTGTGTGCTATCTTCAGGTAATTGATTTGTTTCTACTTCAGGGACCTCATCTGTTTCAATAATCTTTTCTTTTTCAATTTCTGATTTACGTTCTTTGATTCTTAAATCAACTTCCTCAGTAAACTTCTCATATAGTTCTTTTTCTCTTTCAGATAAAACAGACGTATCACCATTTGATTCAATTATTTTCTCAGCAATTGATGCTGTTCTAATATAACCAAGGTCATTTTCCTGCATTATTTTATTATACTCTATATCTGATATCTCTGTATTAGAGATTTCTTTTGTATAGTTTGTAATGAATATGCTAAAACGACTTTTAATAAATTCATTTATTTTCTCTTGTAATTCTGATATTTCTTTCTCACGCTCTATACCAAAGTTTGTATCTGATATAATAGCAGTTAATGTTAAGTACGGTTTAAACTGTAGTAAATCTTTTTGAACATCCAATACAAACTTATCATAATCATTTTGTGTAATTTTAGAGTTTAATGTTTGATTTAAATCATTACTAATATCACTTAATGCTTGTTGGAATGTATTAAAAAATGTATCATTAAATAATATAAGCTTGTATTTGTAATAACCATTTTGTAAATTCTTGGTTACTTTCTTAAAGTTTTCTTTATCTGTTAGTATCTCAACTGCTTGTAAATAGTCTTTAGTGTCTTTATCAAGTTGTATATAATCTATTAACTGTAACAATGCTTTTTCTGCTTCGTTATTACTAACTTCTATATCAATACCTGCTTGTTTATTTTTAGCATTTAATATTTTTTTAAACGCTGCTAATACTTCCTTGTGTTGTGGGTTATAAACATTGTTTGTTTCAGTTATAACATTTGCAATTTTTTTATGTCTTGCATGTTTTTTAGATCGCTTACCTACAAAAACTACAGACTCATCTGTGCTTTGACTGTCTTCACGTTCAGCCATTGCTTTACGTGTATCAAAAAATGAATACCATTTAACTAAGTTTTCAGATTCAATTTCTAATTCTTTAATTTGTTTTTTTACACTTCGTACAGTACCAGCATCTAAACCTTCTTGTTTTAAACTTTCTTGAAGTACTTTAACCTGCGCTTTAATATTTCCAAGATCACCTATAATTTGATCTCTATTACTTAATGTTCTTAAAACAGTATCTGCAGAGTTTGCAAGTACTGTAGATTTTCTTAATTCGTTAGCAACAGATTCAGCACGTTGTAATGCCATGTCTGCACTGATTGAATTCAATGCAGCAATGTGTAATGCTTCTTCTTCTGCCTCGCGTATATATCTAGAAAACATATAATCCTGAGTACCAAACTCATACTTATTAAAGTCTTCAAATTTTGTTCTATACTCACGTTTAAAGTCTTCTAATTTTTTAGTGTATATTTTTACATCACTTGCAACTTTCTGTGCAAACTCTTGTGGGGATGAATACTTAGTATCCTGAATATCAATACCAAACTCTTCTTTGAATTGTTCAGCATCCATTCCTGCAATAGTACTATTAATAGTTTTTACAAATGCATCTGTAGTACCAATTCTATTTGCTGCAGATACAGCAGCTAGTAAAGCATTATCTTTTCCATTTTCAAAATTATAAACTGCTCCTGCTGCTGCAGAAACTGTTTGATCATTTGCAGCTGATATCTGCGCATTAAAATTAAAAAGTCTTTCTTCAAATTTACCAGTCTTAGCATTCTTAATAAAATTATTTAATACAGCAATGTCATCATCAAGTCTTTTTTCATATGCATCATATGGATTGATTGCTCCTTCATTTTTGTATTGATTCTGAATCATTGCTTTGTTAGCAGCTTCAACACTTACATTTAATGCTCTAGTTGGTATTCTAATAAGTGATCCTGTCAGAGCACCCATTAAGAATGTTTTCCATCCTTGTTTAGTAAATTGCTCACCAAACCCTTTTGACATAGCATCACCTAATGTATATTTAATACCATTAAATTGTCCAGCATAGTAGTCTCTCCATCCTGCTGCAGTAGTCTCTTGTATGTTTTCTTGTAAACCTTCTACTACTTCAAATCTTGCAACGTTACGTAATGCAGATTTACCTAATTGATAGATTGCTTCTTTCTTACCAAAATCAGTCCACACCTTTCCTATAATACCAGCAGTACCTAAAAGTTTTCCTTTTTTAATAACACCTTCTAATCCTTGTTTACCTGTTACAGTAAGGATTCTTTCTGATGTTTCACCTAATAAATCTTGTACGACTTTGTTTGCGGGTAGATATCTATTAAATAAGTTTCCAAATTGTAAGTGATTTGAAACAATAAGAACCTGCATATTAGTATCATAGTTAGAAGAACTTGATTTAACAGCAAGTTTTTTCATAGCATCATACTGTTCATATGTAGGTGATTCATTATTCTCTAATACATGCTGCTTATACATTTTATCTAATGTATCACCATATGATGATATACCTTCAAAGTATGCTTCAGATGCAGCCATGTTAAGTTCTTGCATCAACCTTCTACCAGATTGAACACCCATACCGACCATTGCTGGTAATGTTGCACCCGCTGCTCTTGCAGCTCCCATCTTTTCTATATTTCTAATACTAGTACCTAATAATGGTGTAGCTTTAATTGCTTTACCTAAGAAGTCACCAACACCTGATGCTTTACCAAGATTAAAAATATTGTTTCCAAGCAAGTCTGCATAGCTACTAATTACACGTCTTGACATAGTAGGAGAATGTGCTAAACCTGCAATCACTTCTGCTTGTTGTGCTTCTCTTAATACATTAAATGCATCTGGTATTTCATCTAACGGTTTACCTGCAACATTGAATCCTTTAAAGAAATCTTTAATTCCTCCTTTTATTCCTGCTTCAGCACTTTCTCGTGCTGCTTCTCTTGCTGCAATTTTTGCAGATGCACGTGCAGTTGTTGCAAAAAATGATTGAAACCCTGCACCTTCTGTTGCAGCTGTAATTGCTGCATCTGCAAGAAACTCTAGACTTAATGCTCCTACAGTTCCCATTGCAAAACCTGCATTACCTATAAACTCAGATAAAAACTTTTTACTAAATATATCATTCTCATGTCCTTCTTCAGCAAAAACATAATTCTCATTCATGTTTTTCTGTTGTGCATAGTATTCAGTAATAAGACTCTCTTCATCTGGTTTCATCTTTTCCCAATCTAAACTAAAAATAGCATCAACCATTTTAGGATAATCTGCAAACCAACCTGTGAAAGTATTTCCAAAATTAAAAGCAAAAGAATCAAATGCTTTACCTAAAACACCACCCCATGTTTCATCTTGTGCAAATCTTTTTATGTTAGCACTTTCATTTTCAGGATTAAAAGTATAAGGATCAAAATTGTCTTGTGATATATATTTATCTACAATTTCTGGATTATAAAATTTAGGTTCAACATTCTTTGCATCAAGTAGTTCACTTTGTAATGTTCTTGGTGCAGGTGCAAAACTATCACTAAAAGATTGTGAGATCATGTTTTGCAAATCATTTTTTACAGTAGCTGCTTTTACAGGAGGATCTGTATCAGTTGACATATCAGTACTGGCATTACTAATACCAAAATCAGGTGACTGTTGTAAATCACCTGACATCATATTATTAAAATCCATTTGTGGAGTTTCTTCAAAAATATTTTCTACAGCCATGGTTTTATTCTATATTATTTAAAAATGATTCAAATTCCATGTTATCTTTATCACTAAGATAACTCTCTTCCATTTGGATTTTATATGCTTGATAATTATTTTGTATTTGAATTAAAGATTTTTCAGCATTTTTTATAAGGTCTTGTTGTGATTGTCCTGGTTTACGTGTTTCAAAATGATTAAACTTTTCTGGTTTACCTGATATTACATTTTCAACAGTTCCTATAATATGTATACCATAGTTACCAGCTGCATCAGTACCACCCATAACTTGATAATTTAAACCTAAACCATTTTTTAGTTCAGAAGGAGCATTAACAATTGCATTAGGATTTGACATTAAAGGATTTAATGTACTTGTATTTGTAGATGTTAAAGTATTAGCATCAAGATATTTATTTAATCTAGACAAAACAGTATTACCTCTTATTTGTGAGTAAGGTATTCTAAACTCGTATGAATTTTGTAAACCAGATTTACTATCTTTTATTTTTTTATTATCACCTTTCATTGTAATAATTGCTTCTTCAGTACCTAGATCATACGTAATATCTACACTTGATCCATAAAACTCTTTTATTCTCTCAGGTGATAAAGTTGTTCTTAAAAGAGTCTTTTCATTCTCAGGTAAATTAGTATTATATCTAAAAAATTGTTGATATTCTTCAGGTTTAATATTATTAGCAACTAATGTTGAACCAGCAGGCATTGTTTTATCTGTATAATTTTTAGTCATGTTTCTACTTGCTGATGCTATCATGGCAGGAGTTAATGCTGACAAATCAAACATAGGAGTATTTTTAGAAGTAAATCCTACAACTTTTGCTCCAGAATACATTTCTTTTATGTTACCATTTACATCTACAATATTTTTTGCAATTGCTTCATAGTTCTGTTCAATGTTATCCATTACATTAGCAAACTGTTTAAAGCTATCTCGTATAGAAGTAAAGTGTTTTAATTTACCTGCAATGTCTTTTGTGTTTTTAGTATTCTTATACATTGCAATTTTCTTACTTGCCTGTTCGTATACGTCATAAGACATTTGACGCAAAGCATATGCTGCTTGTTGTGGACTTTTAGGATTGTAAATTGCAACACCTGATCTATTACCAAAATCTGTTATGGTTTTGATTTCAGCTTCAGTAAGTTTAATATTTTGACCTGATGCAATTGCACGCATTTTGCTTATAATAGGTGTAACTTTTTCTAAATCATTTTTATCACTATTGTATAAAATATTTATTAAACCATCAGAAGATGCAAATGCTTGATTAAACATATTTGTTTGAACTTTATTCAAATCATTGTTTAATGTTTTTGAAGGCAATGTAACAGACAACTTTTCATCTAAAGTAGAAAGAGCTGTTCCTGTATTTTGTTCACTAGGTAATTTTGCAGTATCTCCATATTTTAATTTAAACATTGCAATTTCATTATTAACCATGTTATTGCGTCTTGTTTCCGCTAAAGTAGCAGCTCTCATGTTTATATCTTGCTGATGACGTGCATTAGCATTAGCTTCATGAAACTTTGTTGACCATGTAGTATCAGGTTTTATTTCAAACTTTTTAGTTACATCAGCATGACCAACTGCCCAGTCAAGTGCAATAGTTTTCTTTGCTTGATTAGTAAGAATGTTATACAAGTTTGAAGTAACATATGATGTGCCTTCTTCTTCCATTTTAAGAATCTCTGCTTTGTTAGAAGCAAGTTCATCTACATATTCTTTTTTCTTTTTCTGTACTGCAGCAAGTGCTTGTCCTTCTTTAGAGTTAGGGTTAATACCCGATGATCCATACTTATCTCTAAACTTAGAAATTTCTAAATCAAACTCTTTAATTTTAGCATCTGTATATGAACCGTTTGTAACAGCGTCATTGTATAATTGTTTTAATACATTAGGTGCAATTGTATTCAAAGCATCTTCTCTAGAAAGACCTTCTTGTTGCATTGTAGAACGAATCAAAGACTCACCTTGTACATACCCTTGTTGTTGTAATTGTCCATCATATTTATTACCAATTACAGACATTGCCCATTTAGTAAATGGTTTATATGCAAGTTGACCGTTTGTTTGTTTTGTAATGTATCCTGTCCCAGTAACACTATCTATTTCAATATCTAATTTCTGATCTTTTGCTGCTTGATTTAAATCACCAACAATGTCTTGATAAGGAATAAATTTTTGTGGTGATACTTTAAATATAGATCCATCATTACGTTTAGCACCTTTTAAATCTTCAGTAGCAAATTGTATTGCTTTTCTACTAAACTCATTATATTGACTGCTTATTTTAGGATCTAAACTTGAACGAGTCATTTCAAGCTTCTGTAATTCATTAGAATGAATTTTACTTATCTGCATATCATATGCAAGTTGTTTATCTCCACTAATAGGGTCTATTGCTTCTTGAGCATAACCAATGTTAGCAGCATTAGATAAGTCTAACGTGCTTGCATCTTTTAATGTATTCTGAATTTTTTTAAAAGCTTCTTGTCTGTAACGCTCGTTATCTTCAGATGTTAATCTATCATTTAAAGAAGAATTATAAAGACTCTTTACATAATTAAAACCACGATCATACTCCGCCTGTTTAGTTCCATATACTTTTGTAAGAAACTGATAATCAGGTTTGTATAATTGCATTGGTCCAAACTCATCAGTAGTACCTTTTATAAATGTTGCCATTCTGTATTTTTTTACTTATTAAATTATACTAACCTTTTATACATCACCATACATGGAGTATGGGGATGCGGCATATGCACCATAAGATTGTTGTTGTTGACCATATCCTTGTTGCGGTAAAGTTCTTCCAGAATTAAACAAAGCACCGTATCCTCCTGAATTTGCACCTCTACCCATTGATCTAGAGTTCATAGCTTTTATTTGCAAATCAAGTAAATTTTTTGCTCTTTCTTCACTATAACCTTTATTTATATAATTATTATAAATACTGTCAACGTCAATATTACCAGCATTTGATCCAGCATACATTGGGTTCTGATATGTATCAAGTGCAAAACCAGTCATGTTGTTATTAAACATCTGTCTTGCTCCTGTAAAATTAACATCCCCTGACATAGGATTAATATTATACTGTGGAAACAATACTTGCTCCATCTGTTTTTTTGCCATCCAGTTTGTTAAACCGTTATTAAGAGCACCAATTTGTCTATACTTTCTTTCTTGAAGTGCATTGTCGTATTGTTGATTAGCAGTAGCTTGTTGTGCAATATAATTTTGTTTTGCAGCTTGATCCATTTGTTCAGCTTGATTCATAATTTGTACACCTTGTGCAGAAGCATTGTTATATGTATTAACATTTCTGTTTTCTATACCTGCAATACCATTTGCAATTGCACCTAAATCTTCACCAAAGTTATTTAACATTGAAGCACCTGCAACATTACCTGCTGTACTATTAGATAACATGTCACTATATCTTCCACTTTTTTCTTGCATTGCTGCAATCATTCTAGCAGGATTTTCAAGTGCATAATCAGGAGTTCTAAAGTTATAATTAGCCATTGCTGGATTATACTTTCTAACTCTATCACCTAATGATGCAGCAAAGTTAATTCTATCTTGTGCCCACCATCCTGGATCAAAACGTCTTTTTCCAGTAACTGGTCGTTGCGGTGTTTTAAAATTAAAATTGTCAGCAGGAATTTCTTTTGTAGGTTTTGCTTTTGAAAATTTCTTTAAATTAAATACATCAATACCTGGTTTATAAGCAGCTTTTTTTGTAACATCAATTTGAGGTTTTCCTGTTGCTGCTACAGATAAAGCATTTGCAGTATCTACTAAATATTTACTTGCTGGTCCAACATCACCTTTTTGATTTTTTAAATCTTTTTTCCACGCTTCAACTCCTTGTCCTGAGGGTCCACTATAATTAGTAAGTTCGTCACCCCACATTCCTACTAAATTATTAATACTATCTGCAGTAATTGGATATTGTTTATTTTGATAAAATCCTGATTCAGGGTTTACAGCAAATCCTGTTTTTTTTGTTTGTTGTGGAATAAATTTATTTTTATGTCCTGATGGATTATAAGCTACATTGTATCCTCTTTTTTGTGCTTCAGTTACCATATCAGTATCTGCTACATCATACACAGTTTCAGGCATATACCAATCACCAAATGTACCATCTGGATATACCAGTCTTTCCATTCCTGTTTTAGGATTAAATTGTGGAACTCCTCCTGGTTTTACTGTTCCTGCAGCTTGATAACTTTGTAAACTACCTCCATACTTTTTAGTTCCATCATCATCCATTATCATGTATTCTACAGGAGTATCAGCAACATTTGGATTTTTTAATTCTGCACTATTTTGAGCAGGAAGATATCTTACATCAGGTGTATCTTCTGGTTTTGCTTGTGTTCTGGCGTTATAATAAACAATTCTTTGACGTGGTTGTACTGCAGGTTCTTCTGCAGGTTGTGCTACTACAACAGGTTCTTGTTGTTGTATACTATCAGAAACAGCAGTTGTTGTTGTAAGTAATGTAGGGATTGATTGATTAGGATTGGCAGGTTTAACAACTTGTTCTAAAACAGGTTCTACTTCTTCATCATCTGCGGTATTACCAATTGCTTTTACAGCATTAAAAACAGGTACCGCATATTTTGCATTAGCAGAATTTGCTACAAAATTACCAGTTCCTTTAAGTCCTGATACAACAGCTTTTGCAATTTGTCCTGGTATTTGTTTAAGTGGTACATCTTTAACAATCTGATATAATTTACCAGCTTTGTCATATGCATAACCAAATGGAGCTTTTGCAACTTTACCAGCTGCATTAACATCATAACCAATCATAGCATTTCTTGCTCCTACTCTTGCGCCACCTGCAACATCTGAACTTGCTATTCCTGTTTTAGCAGCTTTTGCAATTGCACCTTTTGCAATTTCTATATTACGTGGAGTAATTTCTTTACCTGCATTTTTCAAAACAGTTTTTGCTAATTCTTCAGAAACTTCTTTTTTAACAGTATTTCTTGCAGCATATCTAGTTCCAAGTTCTAATACTTCTTTAGCAGCAGATTGTGCAATAGCTTTAGTTGCTGTTTCTGCAAGAGCTGCACCTAAAGTAAATTGATTTAATGGATCTGCAGCAAGATCTAGTGCAACTTTTGCAGCTCTAGATAAATGTGCATTTTGTGGTAACTCAGATGGTAACATGTATTTTGCACCATATGCAAAACCTTCAGCATCTTTTTCACCATCACCAGTCCAACTACCTGTATGTACTAAACTGTTAATACCTGTAGCAAGATATGTTTCTGCACTTGGTCCAGCATTTAATGCAGCCATTACACCAGAACCAATTTGTCCCCATGAAGGCATTTCTCTATTATCCCAAAAACCTTCTTCTTGTTTTTTCTTAGGTAATACTTTTTGTTTTTTATTTTGTTTTTCTTTTGTTGTACCAGCACGTTGATAGTATCCACCACCATAACGCATCTCTTGTTCTTGTGGTTCCTCTTGACCTTCCATCATTTCTTGCTGAACACCTTCACCTTGTTCTTGACCAGGTTGCATCATTTCTTCTCCACCTTGCATACCTGCAACAACAGATTCTGCAATAGCAGGTAAACCATCAGGAAAACCTTTCATTGATTCTTGTACAAGAGCAAGCATTCCTAACTTTTTCATGTTGCTGTCCAACATGATTTGTGCAGTTTCTTTAGAGTAGTTATCTTTTTTAGGATCTTTAAGAATTGCTATGTAATCATTTATCTGATATTTTTTAGCAATCTCTGCAGGAGTGTAACCTTTTTTATTTGGTCTCATTCCAAATATGGCAAGTACTTCTTCATCTTTAATTCTTAACTTGTCTGTATCAGAAAAAATAAATGAACCAGGTGGTACATTAAGTGGTGTACCTCCTTGACTATGACGTTTACCTACAATTGTTTGATGTTCTAAGTACCCATCGTTATTGATATCACCAACAACAGTTTCTCCACCTTCTGCTTCAATGTTAGCTTCATCACGTGGAACAGCTCCCATTGTGTTTTTAACATTGCTGTCTACAGGAGTATTTGGTTTTAAAAATAAAGTATTTCTATCAACTAAACTGTAGTCTAATTGAGAACCTGTTTTTGCTTTATTAGGTACTGATTTTATTTTAATATTGAACATAAACTTCTAAAGTTTAAAGGGTTTGACATTAAACGTCTTACATTTAGAATATACAAATATAATTCGTTTTTTCCTATGATAGCTTATAAAAACTCAATTTCTGCACCATCGCGCATCAACTGTAATAACTCATCATGTGATACTTGATATTCACCACCTGCTTCAAAATTTTGTTGACCACCATACTCAGCAGCATAACTTGTACCATAATCTTGTACAGGAGTTGTTTTAGATAATTGGAAATTTTGTGATGGTCCTACATTTAAAGTATAATTACCAAATGGGTTTTTTGCATTTTGTACATTTGAAGAATCAGAATTACCAAGTCTTCTTTGCATAGCATTATATGCAGCCATTTGTCTTCTTTGTTCTTCACGATCAAAGTAATTGTTTGCCATACCTAATCCTTGAATACCTTTTATAGCATATGCACCAAAGTTACGATCTACAAAATTTGGATATTGTGGAGTATCTACTTTTGTTTCATATTTTGATGTACCATTTGTAGGTTCACCGTATTCATTAAAACCATAACCATACTCAGAATCCATACCCATACCATCTACAAAACCAAGAGGTTTTCCTTTACCAGTATTTACATATTTTGGAGCAGGAGCATTATAGTAATAATTATCTTCATCATATTGTGACTTATCTTTACCAAATTGTGCTTTAGGTAATTCACCACCAGTAGCCATGTTATTGATAATCTTTTGTTGTACGTATTCTGGTAATGCATTAAAACCTGGATTATTTGGTTCACCACCATCTGCCATCATACCACCATATTCTTGAGATTTTATTTTACGTTCTTGCTCAAGCATTTCTTTAGTAGGTTTTTTACCAGAACCTTTATTTGCTCTGATGTTATCCCATAAACCACGTCTTGAATAACTACCATCAGCACGCTTAATCATTTCACCACCTTGTTCTTGGTAAAAATTTTGAATTCCAGAATGATATAAATCTGTATCAAAAGTTTGTGCATTACTAAAAGGGTTTGACCCAATTGGTTGATTACTATATAAGTTAGATGCAGCTTTATTAAAGTCAAATCTTTTTGTTGAAAAAGGATCTTGTGGTTTAGGAAAGTTTTGACTAATAGCATTTTGAGCAAACTGTTGTGGTGTTTGTCTTTGCATTATTGGTTGAAAACTTGTACCTTTATTAGTATACTTACTTCCTGAACCTGTTTTTAAATCTGTAGTAAAGTCAATACCTCTTTGAAGAGAGTTTTGAATATTACCCATTTTAGTATGGAATTTACTATTAGGATTTTTATCAAATAATCTACCTGCAACATCAACACCTTGTGCAAGACCTAGACCACTTGCCATAAGACCACTTGCTAACCCTAGTCCTCCTGTAATTGCATTTGTAAAACCAAACAAAGGAGAGTCTTGTAATGTAGTATGCATTGCAGGAACTACATTAAAATAACCTTCTTGTCCTAAACCAATTGCTCCACCACCAGGATATTGTGGAGTACCACCATATGCCATCATTTCTTCATCTGCATATTGCTGATCCTCAGCTTGTTGTGACATGGTTTGTTGAACTTGTTCAGCCATTTTTTGTAAAGCAGCTTTCTGTTGTTCAGGTTGCATTTTTTGTAATTGCTGCATTAATTGATTAGGATCAATTTCTGCAAGTTGTGCATATGTTTGAATAAGTTGCATAACTTGATCTTCTTGTCCACCAGCAGGACCACCTTGTTGATGTTTCCAGTGTGCAGCATTTCTAGCAAAGTTTGCTTTCTTTACCATTGCAGGAGAATAGTCTTCTTTATTTGCTAATACCTGAGATGCAAATCCTTGCACAGATTCACCATGCTTTGTAGCAGCTGCTGTAAAGGTTCCTTTTTTTGAAGGATCAATATGGATACCACCATCAGCATATTCATATATGTCATCAATGTTTGCTGGTACATATCCATTCATGAATAGCATTTGACTTTTGTTAAGATTTTTCATAGTTTAAATATTTGATAGTGATATCATTATAATTTACTAATTTTTGAGGATGTTACCAAAATAAATGTGGGTATCCACCTTTTTTATATGGGTTTAGAATTTCTGTTTCAAATCCTGCATTTTCTATTGCTGGATCTAAAGTTCTTTTAACACGTCTTACTAATCCTTTTGGTAACAAGAACTCATTCTCTGTTACATTAAAATGTGAAAAAGATCCTGAGTCAGGATGGAAGTATGATTGAACGTTACCACCAGGAATATTTATTTTTTCAGCAAGAGATTGTTCACCCCAATCATGACGTAAATCTCTTGAGGTTGACATAAATGCATCATCTTTAAATATGTCACCTTCTGCTAATTGACTTCTAAACTTTCTAACACCTGTTGGTTGAAATGATTCTGGATTTAATAACTCTAATTCATAATCATCTACAATACCACGTCTTACACTTGTAGGTTTTGAAATTTTATTTTTTAGAATAGCATTCTGTAAATTTTCTGCAATCTCATTATACATGTTTACTTTACTAGGTGCAAAGTTATTATTTCTAAACAATGAGTTAATGGTTGCATCATAACCTCTTGTGTATAAGTCAGTTGCATGTAAATTTTCTGGACCCATTTCAGCAAAACTAAAACTAGGTATATAGTCAGTATTTGTTCTTTCAGGATACCATCTATCAAATGTTGTAGCAGATCTTTGATCTTTAGCAAACATTTGTCTTGCTCCATTTGCATCTCTAACAACAGGTTCATTATAGGCAGGAATTTTATTTCTAAGTCTACTAGTCATGTATGCACCTAAATCTTTATCAAATATCTGGCGAGAATTACCAAAATAATCTAACGCTTCTTGATGCACTCTTCGCATTTCACTAGGTGTAACTTCTAAACTTAAACTAGGATGTATCTTATCTGCCCATGCAGAATAAAACTGATCTACTCTTTTAGGGTCAGGATCTGTAAATAATCTTTTAGTAACAGGGTATCTTACTACCTCAGCTTTTATACTATTTTTAATATCATTTATATCTTTTTCTTGATACATAAAATCAAGTAGTGGATCCATTTCTTCAGGATCAAATTGAGTAGCATATGGGCTTGCTTCATTAGTTTTATTAACAGCACTTAATGGTTGATCAAACACATTTGCTTCAGGTTTTACTTTATTACCAAAAACATAATTGTTTTCTTTTAATTTCTGCATATGTTTAATGTTATTACTAACATAATCCGAACCTTCTAAATGCGGAGCATTATGAAAATCAGTTAGTAATCCTTCTTGAGGAGAAATAACAGGATTTTTAGGATTTACAAATATTCCTCTTTCCATTGATTCAGTAATAGGATTATATGTAAAACTGTTAACACCTTCAATCATTGGTAATGATCCTTCTGTTGTAGGAGTTATAGTAATACCTCCTCTAGGAACAGATCCTTCTTTAATAATATCACCTATTAATTCCCTATGTTGATCTAAAGGTTTACCTAAAAAAGATTCCAATGCGGATTGTTTTGCAAAAATATGTCTACCAGAAGGTGTGTCATTTAATAATGAACGCTGTTCCATAGCTTTGTAAGGTCTACTTTTTAACCACCATGTACTATCACCAGTTAACTGTCCTTTATCATTATGAATAATCCAATCATCAGGATATGTATAAGTTTGATCATATCTATTACTATCGTATCTACCTACAGTATTTGGATTAGCGTCAGATACATTATATTTTTTTTGCCATTTACTTTTATATTTTGATGGATACAATTCATCTGGTCTAGGCATAAAATCATATGTATTGTCTGCCAAAGTATATCCTTCATCACCATTTAAATATTTTCCTTCATTTATCCAATACATTCTACCATTTACATTCATAAAGTCACCATCAGCAATACTATGCAATTTACCATCTGGTAATTCTTTTTTAGAAAAACCTCTAAATTGTACATTAGGTGCTACTAATTCTTCTTCAAGAATACGATTATTATAAATATTTCTAGCAAGTTTATTATTTATTTTACTACTATTTAACATTTTAGATGCAACAAAAGTTTTTGGTCCAGGTATATCACCTAATACTTTTGCTGCAGCAGACAATCCTTCACCAATTAATGGTGCTGCTTCAAATGCTAATATTGTAGGATCAGCAAGTAGTCTACCTGACATTGGTACATAAGTACCTCTACCTGATAATGCATCACTCCAATTATTATTTTCACCATATGCCATGTTTGCAGGAATCTCAAGTGGAGCAAATGTACCTAATGTTGTTTCTGCTGCTGCACTAATTGGATTATGAAGCATGTCTGACTTTTCTTTAGATGAGAAATATCTACTTGATTGTTTTAGTTTATTGATATTATCTGGACCTAACA